GCTGTTGTATATTGGGTATATTCCCTGAAGAGATAATATTTGATTTGCTGTTAGTGAATCACTATATGATTCCGGGAATAATTTCTTTAATTTATGTTTTTGATATTTTTGACGTGAGAACCTTCTATTAGAGGATTTCTTATAATAAAATAAAGAAGGAGGAGTGGTCCCCTCATAAGAAAATCCTTGATTATGATAAATAGTGGACTTGTAATTTGGAGACCAGTCTATGTAGGCATAAGATAAAATAGTTGAGTATCCCCTTAAGAATAAAAAAGATTTCGCATGTTTAAATAACTTGGAGAATCCACCATGTATCTTATGGTTTAAGGAACTGCAAAATCGGGACAATTCTACACGGTTCTTCGGTAAAATCTTAAAAGTCATAGATGATACGATGGAATCCCCGTGAACTAAAGAAAAAGAAAAGCTATAAGGAGCGTAACCATGAAGATGATTACTGTTAAGGAAATCTTTAACTTCTAAAGAATCCTTAATAAAACACTTAGAGGCTCTTAAAGAGATAGAAACTTCTCCTACTAAGGATGATAACATGGATTTAACAATGTTTTTGTTATCATCTTCCCATATGTGATATAATGATATTCCTTGAGATAGATGATCTTTTGTTTTTCTTATATGATATGAAGAATGTTTCGGTTTTATGTGAGTGCCTTTTATAATAATATTGTTGTAAGAAGAATGAGTATATAGACCGTTTATTTCAAATCCTATATTGAAATCAGGAAGAAATATATCTGTCTCATGATAAAATTTACGTCCATACTCATCCTGTTTAGATGTCCATGGTACTATATGGACATTCCGCTGTACGCGGATACCCATGGATTCTAAATAAGAAGCATAGTACTCCTCTTGCTGAGAACGGAACGGGGTTGAGAAACACTTCGGACATCTAGGTAAAGAAAATATATCATCCATGAAGATATTGCCGCAAGCAATATGCTTGATATGATATTGTTTGTAAGATTCATGCACACTATTCTCTGAAAAGTTACGTTGACCTTCATACTCATCAAGAAGAATATAACCGTTTGATGATAAATCTGCTAGAAGACGGGATTTAAAAGAACTTACTTGAGACTCTCTGTAAGAGTCTAGACCTTTAGTGTAAAATGGTGATCCGTATTTTTGAAGACATGTCTCTTTTGATTTTGCTTTTACCTCAGGGTTTAATAATGAGACTTCTGAGCCATAGCGATGTAAGTTTGTTTGTTTCATCTTTTCTTTAGATAATGAAGAATACAATGGACGTGATACCCCTAACTTAGATACTACTGATTGTTGGATTTTATCCTTATCTTCAAAGGGGTTAGAGATGCCGTAGCGATGTAAGTTTGTTTGTTTCCGCTTTTCTTTTATTTCATCAGAATTAGTAGATAAAGTAGCTTTTAAGGAATTCTGTCTTCTCTTGTTAGAGGAGATGGTTGCCTCTTTTAATGTAGGAAGAGTAATATCGTTTTTGATACAAAAAGATTTTAAGGTAGATCGGGAAATACCTAAATGTTTTGATAAACTATTAACTGATTTGAATATCAAAAGATTAGCTCTTACTTCTGAGACATCCAGCATGCCTAACTCCTGATAATTAACTACAATAAAAAAGGCGGATAAGAAACATCTCTAGGATGAATCCTACCCGCCTTTTGGAATCACTTAATTGAGATAAGTGAATTAATTACTTTCGAAGGATAGATCCTTTGATTGCAACACTTGAACGAAAGTCTTTGACTTTCCTTTCAACTACTGGTTTCTCAGATGAAATTGCAGGTGCTACTGGTTTAGCTGCTGGTTTCTCAGATGAAATTGCAGGTGCTACTGGAGCTACTTCTGCTGGGTCTTCTTCAGTATAAACAACCATGTCAGGTTCGGTAGTTTCTTCAACTACGTCTTCAACAACTTCGTCTTCTGGAGATTCGATAATAACAGTATCGCCGGGTTCGATTGTAATAACTTCTAATCCCTGAGGATTGTCAGGAGTTACTTCTCCGCCCTGTGATACGAATTCAAGAGTTCTGTTGGATACAAATTTTCGTTTCATTATAAACTCCTTGCTTACGCAATGTTACCTGCTGCAATAGCCCGTGGGTTATGTGCACCAATACCAATTCTCTGAAGCATACCAAGCTCTTGTTTACCGTTTCGAGGAGAAACAACTTCAAGAGGAGTAAGACCTAGATACTCAGGTACTCTACCTAAAAATTCAGGATCACCAGTACAATAAAGACGATTGCTTGCTGCAAATCGTGACTTGTAAACTGCTGCGTTCCAGATATATCCGATGATACCTGTTTTGAATACTTGCTCTCTTCGCACTGGAGCGAAAATATCAACACCCCAAGTTCGTACTGAACTGAAGTTAGAAGATTTTCCAAGGAAGTATGCAGGATCAACGAAGTCTTCGATTTGTCCGTACATATCAGATGCGTTAGTAGGAGTAATTCCTGTTCCCGCTGCAATATTTACTGGAGTAAACGGATAGTCACCGTCTGCAATTACGTTGTCAAGAACTTGAAACATTAATTCGTCTTCAAGTTGAACGATTGCGTTACGAAGAACTTGTTCGATACGTTTTAAGAAATTGTAACGAGCTAGTTTTACTTGAGATGCCGAGAACTCTTTGTAAACTACCATGTCGAATGTCTTATATTGTACTTGTCTGTACTCGTCTGGAACCAATCTAATTGGAGCAGAAGACTGATTTGGGATTACATAAGCAAACGCTTCTGGGTCTGTATCGTAAATTGACACGTCACCTTGACCTAGTGGGTCATGTAAGAAAACTTTTCTCACGCCGGAAACAAGGTCACGAGCTTTACGTAACGGTGAAGTTACTTTACTCATGAATTTGTTAACTCCGCCAGGAGAGTTAATCATACTATGAAGCTTTTTGTTTAAAGCTTCAATCTGAGTTGCATTTAATTTAGCCATTGTTAAACTCCTTTATCCTACAATTAAGTAGAATATTTCCTAAATAGTTGAACTCTAAGGTTACCTTCGTTAAGACCAACAACTTTACCAAGAATGGTTTTGTCTGTTGAATCGTCTTTAGTTAAGAAACCTAAAGTTGATCTATAAAGAAGATCACCAATTGCATATGTTAATGCTGTTGCTGCTCCATCTTCTTCGATAAGATAAGCTCCAACCTCGATAACACTGTCGCTAAGAGGGATAATTGCGCCTGCATCTTCACCCGCTTGAGAGAAAATGTACCCTTCTTGTGAAGGATCAGCTTGTGGTGCAACATAATTGAATCCCACACCTAAAATATTTAATGAACCTGCACCTTCTGCAAGGACTAATTCACCTGATGCGTTAACATCTAAAAGCATACCGGGAAGCATACCAACTAAACCACTATCAATACCTCGAACTTTTGCTCCCGCAATAGTTTTTGCAGCAAGTGCTGCTGAGATAGGATAATTAATAAGGTCGATACCACGTTCCATTACTAGTCTTGGTACTCTACTCATAATAAACTCCTTAAAGTTTTAAAATTAAATTAATTACCCCACATCCTAAGTCTGTAATTTCTATACTAAAATCAATGGGAAATTTAAAATTTAACTTATTATTAATAAAATTAAATGAAAAGTTTAAAGAATATTAAACTGAAAAGGTTAAAATAAAAAAGGCTATCCAGATAAAGATTAAATAATATCCTTACCTAGATAGCCTAACTAACTTCTATAATATAAAATAGATTACTTACGCTTCAGCTGATCCAAAAGCTATGTCAAAATCAATTGAGTCGCTAGATTTTGCTGGAGATGTAGACTTTCGTTTTACATCTGGAACCTTAAGAATTCTTCGCTGTTTCTTAGGTTTCTCTGAAGAAACAAATGAATTGTCTTCTGCGAATTTCGCATCTGCTTCAGCTGATCCAAAAAGGAATTCAACTGGAGACTCTTTGTCGCCTGATGTAAAAGCTGGTTGGTCTGAAGATTCAACGGCTTCGCTTGCATCAGCTTCTTCAACTTCGCTAGCGAATTCTGAATCCATGTAACCATCGAATTCACCTTTATCAGCTTTCTCTGTTTCAGACTCACCATAATCAATTTGATCTGCTGATTCTGACTCTTCAACTTCATCTGCATCATCTTCAAGAGGTTCTTCGTCTGAATAGTCTTCGTCTTCGATATCGCCTTCGATTTCTACTTCGTCTTCTGCATCAGCAACTTCGCTTGCATCAGCTTTAAGGATTAAAGCAGCTACAGTTGTACTGCCGTACTGTTTTTCAAGGGAAGCAAGGGCATTTGAAAGATCTTCTTCTGAAGGCTCTTCAGGGTTTGAAGAATTTTCTAATAAGAATTCTTTGAAATCTTTAATAGCAGATTTGATACTATCGTCCTCGATGTCAACTGATAAAGAGTAATCCTCAGCTGTTGGCTCATCTTCGATAACTTCTTCATCTTCTTCTGCAGGTTCGTCAGTGGATGCTTCTTCATCTTCGATAACTTCTTCCTCAGAAAGGAAAGATGCGTCAAGTTCTTCTGCAGGAGTCTCTTCTGATGAAGTAGACTTTTGTGACTTAACTTCTGAAGGAGTTAGTTTACTTTTCTCTCCTCCTGGAATATCGTATGTCTCATCTTTAGCGCCTTCGCCAGCAATTTTCTCTGCTGATTCTAAAGGTTTCTTGTCTGACATATCCATCTCTTCTGCTTTACCTGCGCCTGGTAAATTCTTCTGAGTATCAGGCTTTTCACGTTTAATGTCTTCTTTTCCTGCCGTTACTTCGTAAGAAGTGTCTGGCTTGTCTATGCCTGCATCGTCGCCACCAATTCGGTCTGCTGAAATAAAATCTTTTACTTCGGATTCAAACTTATCTTGAGGCATTTTTAACAGAGATGCTACAAATTCGTCTCTTTTATTTTGATCTACCTCAGACCCTAAAAAACTTTCAGCCTTTCGGTGAGCTAAATCTATCTTTTGAAATAATTTCATTATTGTACTCCTATAAACAATATATGGTTTTACAAAAGTAAATAGATAAAAAGGATATTAAAATTAAAGGAGGACGGAATAATTTATGTATGTCAACTATACTGACATACATAAATTATAAGCAGTATTCTTATACCACTTCTTCGGAGAATTGGGATGCAGGCATCTTCAATGCCTCAGAAATAAAAATCTCTCTCGACTTAGGTGTTGAAGCCATAAATGCAGAACTTCTAATTGCAGAATTGATTTTATCATTCAAGGATAGCTTCGTTGGATTGATATACTCTTCATAAGCTCTCATGAAGTTCAAGAAATTAAAGCATTTTGTATCAGATGATAAAAATCTACTTCCATGAGATTTCAATAAAAGTTCAGCGTAATCTTTACACATATCCTTATGATCTCTTACATCCGTATAAGCTACAAATAGAGACTCTAAAGGAATCTCACTATCTTTATTAGAAGGCATAACAGAATTGTCAGAACTTCCAAACATAGATACCAACGCATCAAAAACGCTGGAATCATCTGCTTTCTTCTTAATCTGTTCCTTGTTATGGTTCAAAATATCACGAAATACTGCTATATAAAAAGAAGGACGCATTACAAGACTCACATCAAAGAAACTAAAACTCGTATCTCTTGTAGTTGATCCAAGAAGATTGGATACTAAACGAGTAATACCATTTTCATCTTTAAACCAAGAATTACCTTCAAAATGAACATGATCACATGCTTGTTCTAGTTCCTGAACAACGTTACCACATTTTGAACATGTTAGATGATCGGAAAAGCATCCCTGAGATACAGCACCTATTGATCCGTCTAAACACATCTTAACTAAATCTTTATGTTTTAATTCCAATGCTAAAAGACAATCCGCAACTAAAACATCCTTTGATTTTCCAATATTCATCTTATACAGATTATAATCAACTACACGGCCCTTTCTCAACTGCGGAATATGAACATGTTCCAAATATATATGAGAAATCTTAAAAGTAGGAGAGAAATACTCTAATACATCTTCTGGAATTGAATCACTCCAAGTATTAGAGAATTCATGTCCCGGTTTAATGTGAAAACCATTCTTCTCTAACTTAGTAGAAGGGACGACCACTGTATGAATATATAAATACTTATTAGGATTATAGTCTAACTTCGCCGAGGAAAGAAATCTATTCTTTCCTAAATCAGACGGCTTAATTACTATAGGTGGTTTAAGATAACTAAAAGTATTACTTGTAAAAATATTCGAAGAGTTAAAATCCATAATTAAACCTTAAATTAATGTTAATATATAAGATATTAAGTATCTAATCAGATAATAGAAATATCTACATCCTCTTTATCGAATCTGTACAATTCCAAAGGACTTCGCCCTCTCTGAAAACACTCTACATAATCCTCTTTAACTGCTGTTGCTACAAACTGGCTTCTTCTGAGTTCTGAATCATCACCAACGTAATTAACCACCGAACCATTCTCCACACCTTTCAGGAATAGCTTAATAGAAGATAGTTCCCTCTGACCGAAGGAAGAAGCGAAATACTTCTTTATAGACATCGGCTCATCTATAAGAAAATCTAAAAAAGATGATAAAAAAGATGTTGAGGTAGCTTTTGCTAAATTATATGCCGCCTTTACTATGCTCGGGTATTTGGAGTTTAGAGAAGCTATAAACTCCTCCGAACTCTTTGCTTTACAAGAAAATGACTCTGAAGGTAAAGAAGATTCTATCTTCTTTAAATTCTTCTTTTCTGACTTATTCGACTTCTTCACAGGTGTAAGCCTCTTCTTTTTATAACTGTTATTAATCAACTTCACAAAAATTCCTTTGTTTTAAATCTACATACTAAATAATTATAAAATAATTGATTTAGATGGCTATTTTATATGTATTTTAGGGGGTTAGAGGGATTTAGAGGACAAGGTCCTACTGTCAGTTCTTAAATACCCTGTTAATTTTATACAGATGCAGGTAAAATAATATTCTCTTATAATGAATAAATTGAGACTCTAAACCACGACGGTCTAAAGAATTTACTAGTTTAAAATTTTGTCTAGAAGACCCAGGCATTACCTTATTTCTTAATTTTAAAACTTCCTCTTTTAAAAGAGAATCATCTCTTTTAAGATCTTGAGGTATTTCAATAATATACATAAATACTCCTGTAAATATATAGGAGTAGAAGAGAAATAATAACACCCTATCCTATTTCACTGAAATCATCCCCACCTTCGCCGTCTTCAGGACTTATAACATCTTTTGCATTGACTCCCGCAAAATTAAATTTGTCTAAGAACATCTCCTTAAATGCAGGATTCTCCGCAAAGGTAGAAGCTACCGTACTATAAAAAGAAGAGAAGAATTCTGATATCTTTGGATCCTTCGCTGTGAACATATCATTCTTTAGCTCTCCTATAGCTGAATCGCTGTCAATATTAAAAACATCTAAAATGTATCTCAAAGGAAGACCTGACTGAGAGAATAAGTTAAATAATTGAGTGAATGCCTCATCCGTATCTGTAATTGCAACACGTTTGAATGATAATTGCGGAATAAACCATATAAGATAGGGATCATAAATATCTACCTGTTCTCCTTCAACCCCATCATACTTAGTGTTAGATGAAGTAAATGAGGCTTTATTCGTTTTACCATAACCCACACTTCTCTTAGAATTAGACATAGAAAAGTTAAAAGAACTAATTAGAGTTGATCTCAAATCTTTCTTGTAAGAAGAGGAGGTAAACTTACCATAAGGTGATTTCTCAAAGTATGAATCATAATCCCCTAAAAACTTCTCTACAACATCTTTAGGTTCTTCTGGCTCGGGATGGAGTAACCGTACCGAAGAAGAAGTCATCTCCTCGCCTTCTATACCATCTTTCTTTATGTCAGCCTTCACTGGTATGATAGTGTCCTTATCAAAGTATGCCTTCATCAACCGAGATCTAATATACTCCGGCTCAATCTTAACAGATTTTAAATAAAACCCGTTAAATAATGCAATAGGCTTTGCTAGGAAATCTACCCAAAAGGTAGTAAGGATTTCTCTCATGTAGAAGAATCTAGTATTGATAAGCTCCATAGGAATCTTATCTGCTCCATAAGATGCCTCACCTTGAATTATTGTTTTATTCAATCCGAAATTTAAGAATAGACTATCATTAATCCAGTCTAAATCTTTTGCTACATCAAAAGTGTTTATTGCAGGTTCCTTAGAAACCTGAGTTACTTCGTAATTACAGACAATAGGTCCTCCTGAAGGACTATGTTGTGATACCCATAACTTATATTGTAAATCATCAACCATCGCAGGATCTTCTGGAACTGAATAAATGTCAGTATGTTGAGATAACCTTCGTAACTTCGCTTCATAAGCGTTAATTAATAATGTCTTGCTTACTAATAAACGAAATGCAGAGTCCATAGGACCTACCGCATCTTCATGAAGTGAAGATGGTTTTCTGTCTATATGAAATGCAAAGCTTCCTTCGTAGGGATCTGTAGGAAGTTCTATTCTTTTCTCCTTTCCATAAAGCTTTGCTTCTTCTGAACCCGCTTCTAAGTCCGCTACTTCAGATTCCCAAACTTCTTCCATACCAGGAGGTATCTTGATAAAAATTCTAATAGAACCATCTGCTTCTTTAACTGCTTCTGGCTCATACTCATCTTCAAGTAACTTGATATGAGACCATATCTTATTGTCTTCGCTAAAAGTGCACCAACCAAATATCTCTCTATTCAAGGAAAGTTCATGGAAAATCTCATTAAAAAATGAGAATAACTTCATTTGGTCAATCATAGAATTGAAGAAATTCTTTATATACTCAGACAGTTCTTCATCATCTTTAATAGATGGAGGTACTAATTTAATTCTAGATAAAGGGGCATCAGTATTTATGTCTGTACACGTTCTAACTACAGGATCAATACGATAGAACATACGAGCTAATTTCTTTTTCTCCTTACCAGTGAAAGAAGTTATATCTCTCGATAATAATGGAAGAAGATCTAAAGGTACATTCTCGATGCCTCCAATAACTGTCTCGGTTCCAAAAACATTAGAAGATCTATTCATCACTGACTCTGCTTGAGACTGAAATGCTTCTTTATCTCCCCCTTCTATATTAATGATGGAAGAAAGAACATCCTCTGAAGATGTAAGCTTGCCTACAGCCGACTCTATAAAATCTTCTCTGAAAATATTACTTGTTACTTTATTACCATATAAACTATTCGACATAATAACTACCTTATTTATTATAAATTAAATAATAATCAACCTAAATAGGTTTCCTTGGATTCCCTGAAAAATACCTGTCTCTCATATTACCTCTAGTAAAAGATCCAAACTTACCGCTATGAGATGTTCTAGGACCTCCTCCAGACACCCCACTTCCCATAAACTTCTCACTACTGGACATTCCTGCAAGATACCTATCTGTTTTAGACTCTTGGTAATTCTTACCTGCAGTATTTATTAAGCGTTGAGTTAACACATTACTAAATGTTCCATACGACCCAAATTGGTCTAAATCATAATTCAATATTCTTGAAAATCCTGGATTCTTTCTACAGTACATTATAAATGCAAGCAGAGCTCTAGCTAAAGAATCAGCAGGGTCGTCACGCTTGCCAGAAGCAGCAGTTACATGAACTTTGCCCCTTCTTTTAATCTCTACAAGACCTCTCAATGATTCAAGGAGTATAGGGTTCTTCAGAATAAACGCTTCACGAAGAAGCCAATCATATAAAAATTTATATTCAACGTCGTTTAAAATCTGAGTAAAATGAATATCTCGTAAAACGGATAATACAGGATAGGACAACATTGATATCAGTCCCATAATTTCATGCTGGTCTGTAATAATCATTTTTAAATTATATTTTCTATGCCATCCTTCTAGTATGGCTACAAAATCTCTAGGAGGGACTATCTTCTTATCCTTGTAATCACCTTCACCAGCTTTAAGAGTGGCATGCTCTATTTCTACAAGCATCGAGTCATTGGAAGGAGCTAGAACTGTTCCGGAGCAGCTATCCCCAGTAAATGCTAAATCCAGACCACAAAAGTAATAAGGTTTTGGAATAATATTTGAAGGTTTCTCTGAGAGGTTTATTATACTTGATGCTAGCCATCTTTGACCGCCAACCCCAAAATTGGATCCATATTCTACCCAAAATGATGCAGGATCTGATTTAAATGCTTTCCTTCTCTCAGGGACATATTTCGGATTAAGATTAACCCACCAAGAAGGGAATCTGAAAATTTGATACGGATCTCCTGGATTATCCATAGCCTTATCACATAATTGAGACCAGTAACAATCCGTATCGGAAGTGGCGTTAGACATTGCCATCCAAAACGCATCGTCACCGAATGTAGATAATGTCGGAGATAGCTTCCTTATTAGTTCTTCTGCCGACATTCCTCCCTGCTCTGCTATGAAGTTGCCTATCTCATCTACTGTTAAACAAAATAAAGAGAAACCTAGACCTGTCTTAGCATTAGCTGCAAAAGGCTTTATAACATAATGAGGTTTTGCTTTCTTCTTCAGATATCTAACATGTTTAGGGTGTTTAACATAAATACCTTTCACCTTTACATCAGGATTCCATGACTTAAATGTATCGATACTATTAAAAGAACTAATTACCTCATCAAAGATGATATTTGCCTGAGGTAGGGAGGTAGAAAATATTCCTGATAATACTTTAGTAGAAGGGCGCATATTATAATATTCCCAAGGATCTTCTACATTCATATATTTTAAAAATTGGAAAGAATGAACTGCGCCTGCGAGTGCTGATTTGAAAGAACGTCTACCTAATGCCATTAACCAACGAACGCCTATATGATCTGGCTGTTCTTTAAAACCTATACGACCTTCATCATAAGCGTATTTAACAAATTCTGTTTCTGTGAAATCATACAGACAGTCTTCAAGAAGATAGTCATATATTTTAACTATCTTATTTTTATTGTCTAACTCTACCCCAGAAAGTATCTTAACTATTACTTCTTGAACAGGATATAACTTCCAGTTGGCATAAGCCGGAGAAGTCATAAAATCATGTAAAGTTAATTTTGATGTTGATACATGACTTCTAACATCATTATCTATTAAGTGATTAAAATAGCTCGAGCTGAAGTCATTGTTATTCTTAGGCATAAAATATTATACAAACTTAAGCACCTGTCGAACTAATTTAGTTGTTTTACTTTTATTCTTAATCCACTGAACAGCGCTAAAGCTATCCGCTATATCTTTTACAGTTGATGATACCTGATCCTTATCACTCTTATCTATATCTAGTAGGCGGTCATAAATGTAATAAACAGCGTAAGATGTCTGATCCTTGTTTTTAAAAGGAATCGAGTTAATTAAATCACTGTTATCCGGATTGTCTAAAATCTTGTTAACTATCTTAACTGCCTTACCTGATTTATTTCTCTTATAAGAATTAATTAAAATTTTTTTAAATTTATTTCTATCAATAACTCTTTCTTCTTCTTCTATATCATCCTTTTTATCTATTGTAGCCTTTCCAGATTTAACTTCATCAGCACGTTGTTTTAATTCACTTAAAGATCTAGACGGAAGTTCGTCTCTTTCATCTTCTCCCGTATTAACTTTCTCTAACTCGTCTAAAGAGGTTACTACATAATCCATATATTTCTTATTCATTAAGTATTTCTTAAAATCTCTTTCAATACTCTTTGCTAAAATATTGTATTCATCAATTAAATCATTCTGAGAAGAATATTTCCTTTCTTCGGACTCCATTACCTCGCCTGAATCATCAAAAAAGGAATAAGATACTTTAACTTTTCCTAAAACAGAAGATATATCAAAATCAAATTTAAATATATTTTTGAGAATCTTCTCAAAGCTAAAAACCATACTGAATTTATCATCTTGAATTTTAGATGCTATCGGGTTGTATATCACAGGAGAAAGTATCGATTGAAAGAAATCTTCTAAAGAGTCCTCCAAAAGATTCATTAAAGACTCTTCATACTTTTTCTTAGACTCAAAATTATTCATTGTGGATCTCCTATATTTAAATAATGATATAAATAGAACTAACGATGAAGATTAAAGTGGCTTATAGCCTTTGCTAAAACAGAAAGCATCGTGCTACTCTGAAAAACGTTCCTATCTAGATAATCAAATATCTTCATTGCAGGAACTGTAAACATCGAACTTACCTCTTCAGAGAAAGACCCATCTGTAGGTGGCTTGATCTCATCAAAAGAGTTCCCTTGTAAATCGGCTAAGAAACAATACTCCATTGAAATACGTTCTTTTCCTAGAGAAATAGGACCTAAATCCACAATATCTTCAGGAGTTACAATAAAACCTGCTTCTTCCTTAAGCTCTCTCAAAGCTGTTTCTTCAGGTTCTTCTCCTTCATCTATACGTCCCGTAATAATTGTTACAACGTGTTTATTTATAAAAGGTTTGAATTCTTTTCTTAAAACAAAGAAAAGCTCTTCTTCAATATAGAAATATGGTAGTACTGCAGATCCAGGAGGAGAATCGATAACTTCATAATTAGTTACAGGGTCTACAAGAACACGAACGTAATCACCCTCATAAACAAGTTTATATTTATCTAAAGTAGATGGCTCTTCTGAGATAAAGGGTCTTGACTTCATCAGCTACTAAACACAGAATCTACTCGAGAATCTGAATTATTTGCTCTATCTAGATCAAATGATTTCATATAATCATCCTGAAGAGTTTCCTGCTGCTTCTCTGAAGGAGCAATTAAATTATTATTTAAATGATATTGGCCATTGGAGTATACTATATTGTCTTTTAAATAATCGAATTTAAAAAAGTCTACCTCTTCTCCTATTACCTTCTCATAAAACTTATCGTCATCGAAGTTAAATCGTTCTTTCATAAAAACAGGTATCTCTGACCTATGTAACTGAATTACTTCTCTCGAAGGAAGAGTAACATCAAAGATGTCTAATCCACGAAGACTAAAATCATAGAAAACGCCTGAAGTATCTTCAGGAATATCTGAGTCATAATATACTTCCTCCTTAACTTCTTCAGGAGTAAAATAATCCCACATCGTAAAATTGTTCTCAGAAGAGTTAAAACTATTGTCCGCATTCTTAGAAACTAAAAAGTAGTCTTTCTCTGACTTTAATAAAATCGAATGTGATGATTCTGAAGGAGTAGTATAAACTATATCTCCTGAAGAAATGAAACCTTCTATATCCTTGATAGCTCTTAATCGTACAGGTGAGTAATTTAGCATTTTGCACAAGCTTCCTTGAATAGAAGACATAAAAGTTGAAAAGATGCGCATAGAGCTTTGAAAAGACTCTATTCCTATGGCTGCAAGTTCTTCTCTTAATTTACTTATTATTCTACTTCTACTTCTATTAACAGAAACTGGATGCTGACCTAACATAAGACCTATCTCTTTTGACTGTTTAGGTGTCTCCCCCGCCAATCCATAAGAATGAACAATGATATCATAATCATTATCAGATAGAGATTTTAAAACATTCATAATAGTAGATACTAGCTGTTTTTTCTCTAGTGTCTCAAAAGGACCTTCGGCAGGGTCTTTAATAAAATTAGATAACTCTAAAGCTGCATCTCCCCGAGAAGAACTTCCTTTAATATCCCTGTCTAAAGAATCAGTTCTTCTTTTAGACATTTTCTTACGAGCATTAAATAATGCAAATTTAACTGCTTTAAACATCCAAGGCTCGAATATAACACTTTTATTAGTACCTGTAGGATCATACGTCGCTACGGCTTTAATTAAAGCATCAAGAGCAGCTGCTTTAAAGATATCTACGTACTGTAGCATATTAGCCTCTCTTGCCATTTTAACTGCAAGTCCCTCTACTTTCTCCGCATTATTCTTTCTGTAATACAAATCCCACTGCTCCGGAGTGAATTGACTAATAATAGCATCTGGATCTTTATCTGATCCTAGAAACTTAACACAATAATTTGTCAAAGCCCTTAAATTCATTGATGTAAATTCACCTGAATCAATCTCTTTTAAGATTGAGTCTCGGACTGATGACGATAAAAAAGATTTAGCCTGAATCATACAAATCCCCATAATATAAATTAGATATTTAATAAAAAGATATTAATTAAAAATCTAATTTAATGTTTAAAGATCTTTTAATAACATCGGATTTCTTTAACTCGCCTTCAGATATAATGGAAGTAGATACTATTTTATCTGATAGTAAGTAATCACTTACACACTCAGGGACAGAAGATAATTTCACTATCTCCTTGTCTTCTAAAACATAAAAAGCACCTTTTCGAATGAAATAATTCTTATTATCTTCTGGATTCCTAAACATAACTTCAAAATCTAAAGCGGTTAAAGATGCTGAGACTACCTTCACTGCCTCAGTCTTTAACAAAGAAACTTCCTCAGATGCCCTAATCATTACATCTAATGGATTAATCTTAGACGTAGAAGGCTCTTCTGTAACCGCACTATCATTATTAATGATATCCAATATTTTCGAAGGTGTTTCAGGAGTTCCTCTTGTAAATGCTTCGAATTCAGAATTATCCGCAAGAGCTAAGTCTTTATCCTGATCTTGAATATGAGATGGAGGCTCTTCTAAAGATTTAGAAGGAGGTGTTGGGGCCGATATCTTACCTTTTAAAACAGGCTTCTTCATAGAAATATTATCTAATTCTGATAAATTACCCGTTAAACTCTTCTTAAAAGCTGCTCTGTCTGGTTTATTCATTAAAAATACCTCTTCCATAAATTATTACGGAATTCTTCACCATAAAATAAATTATTTATTAAATTTGAGACTGAAAGCTTACTTAATAATGAAGTAAACTTAGTCTTATGAAAAATCTTCTCAGAATCTTTCAACTGTAAAATATGCATGTATAAATTATTACATACTATATAAGGTTTAATAAAACCCGAAAATAAATGATCTAATCTAAAAATAAAAATAAATCGTAAAAGATTATAAAAGATACCTACTAAAGCTCTAAATCTTATATTTCTAAAATTAAAAAATATTTTATCCCCCACTACTGCTTGAATAAGATTCTTTCCTATAAATTTACTAGAACAAAAAGAAAAGGCATTTAAATAACATAAATGCTTTAAGTCTAAGTCATTTTTCTTGAATCCGAAAAGTCTGTAAATATCCCTTCTTCCCTCAAAAGATAAAAATCTTCTAATATTATAAAGTCTTGAAAGGAACTGATACCATAACCTAAAATAATAAGAAGTATCGGAATAATCATCACTTGAATACTCCCTTTCATCATCTATATTCAAAAAAGTAAATAAGATATTTTTAGTATTTTTAGACTGAGTCATAACAAACTTAGATATATTGTTTTTTAAAAACTGTCTATTAACTGAATGCTCTTTTAGTAAATCTCTAGACCACACAAGATAATAAAAATCAATTAACTTTCTCTTTATGACGTAAGAACAAGTATAAAAAGGAGATATACGGTTATTAAACTCAGAATAAAACTCATTAAATGATTTAAAACATCCCACGTTTAAAATCCTTTTAAGTCATCCATAAGTTTCTCATATTCCTGCTGAACGTCTACAACTTTATCACGTCTCTCAAGGTCTTTTACTATATCCATATTCGAAGATGCTTCTCTTCTACCTTTATTAAACAATTCTTTAGAATGTTTATCATGAGCCTGTCTAATTTCTTGAGACGTTTTATACCCTGCTTTCTCAGGCTGTTGGTGCTTATCTTCATAGGCATTTACAGCCTTCTCGATAGCTCTTCTCTTCTCTGGATTATTCCGAATATTCTTATCATGTTGAAGAGCATCTGAGAGATTTACATAATCATCAAAATTCTTTATTTTTACGGAATATGCCATAATATTACGCCTTAGGAATATCCGAAACTGCAGCAGATCCTATTTGAGAGGATACTGGAGCTATAGGACCTCTCTTCTGTCCTCGTTTACGACTTGAAGAATCATCTGCAGGAGGGGTATAAGATAAAGTAGACTCTTTAAAAGAGATAGACTGTTTATTGTATCCATCAAGATCGAAACTAGCTGTAGATATTCTACAATAACCATTTACTATAAGTGCTTCAACAATACACTTTCGAGTATCATATGTTACAATAACCCTAGTGTCTCTATCAGCCGATATGATTGATGTCAATAAGGGAGGAATGGATCCTTTTGCTTTTAAGAAATCATACTGATTTTTAATATCAATAACACCTTTTTCAATAACTGAAGAAACTTCTTTCTCGAAAGCTTCTCCATTATCTTTAAATTTCTTCTGAACTGCCATTGTAGTAGCATATTCAAAATCGTGCTCAAAGATAATACTAACACCAGAAGGTGCATCTTGTAATTTATACATAAATTCTCCTTTACTATTTATAATAATTCTTATCTATTATACAATTTCCTATATCTCGAAGATACATGTCGAACATTAGGTTTCGTCACTTCAATCTTACCTTTTACATCTGGATCTCTTCCAATTAAATTCCACTTGAAATGCTCTCTCATATCTTTAACAAGATCCTTACAGATATTAAATTCTATACTATTAAGTAAAGAAAGTCTAGATAGTTCATAATAAGTCCTACTTAAAGATTCAGGACATTCAAACATCTTCTGAAAATGCTCTACTCTCATTTTTATAACAGAAGTGGAATACGGATAAAACTTACTTACATAAGATGCTGAAGTTCTTATAAGCGACAGCTTTATTATCTCTATATCGTCAAAAGAAAAGATTTTTAATAAAATCTTTTCTGCCTTGCATAATTTAACTAACAAAGGTACTACTGCCCCATCAAGAATTTTTAAACGAACAAAAAGTCTCTTTTGTAAATAAGAAACCAAAGTCTGAGCATACCCCATAAATGAGGATATAACTACCTGAGAAAATCCCCTAAGATAAAAATAACAAATTTCTCTCCATCCTTCTGATATATACCTGTATAAAAAATACTCCGGCTCGATCAACTGAAGTCCTGAGACAATAAAGTCATCTTGATCCTCAAACTCCGAAACAAATAAGGGTATCGATTTTATATCGATATGTTGAAACTTCGTAAATAAGCTTCTAACAATGCTTCCAAGAGATTCGGATGTTACTTCATCCATGACAAGAGTCTTTTTGCACTTATCTAGTTTACAAAAGTCTTCTTTTAACTGATATCCTTCTTGATTAAAATAGGTACAGATAAAACAGGAGTCCTCATTGAAATCTCCTATAAATCTATCCAGAGACTTCTCATCATCATTTGATAAAACTCCTAAAGAGTTTGAAATGTAAGATAAATCATCTGAAAGAACAATATTATAATTTTCTCTTTTATGAAAAGACATGTATCAGTTACCTCTTAATAAAGAACTATTAAACTTTGTAATAAAGCTCCTATCAAATTCATAGTTTGTAGTTAGTTTCTCAAACTCTTCGGGCTTTACCTCATTGGGAATCAAAGAAATTTTATCATAACAATCAATCATGCTAACCATCTTAATATTAGATTTAAAAACATCAGCATTTCCTAACAAACGTACAATATCTGCACTCTTTACTCCTTTCTCTAATAAGGTTTCAGGAGCTGCTTCCATCTCCTCTAAAATAAAATCAGCATCAAAATGAGTATATTCTTTACATAAAATACTAGCTGACTTGTTAGAAAATCCTCTCACAGACTTAATATTATCCGAAGTATCCCCACGTAATGCCTTCCATAAAACCAATGCCTTAGGGGGACAATTATGATATTTCTTCTCCATATAAGACTCTACAGGCATTTCACCTGCTTTAACGGCTGAGCTTCTCCTGATTGAAACGTTTGGATGTCTTAAGTTATATATCCAATCATCGTCTCCTGAGAATAGGATTATTTTAACCGGCTCTTCACAATTATCTACTAAATAATTTGCTAATGAGAAGGCTACATCATCTGCCTCATAACCGTCAGCATGAGCTGTTGCTAGACCCAGGGTTTTAAAATATTCTAAAGTCTCTGTAGTGCTATATTCACGAGAAGAGCGACCTTGTTTATAAGTGCTCTGCTCACCTGTTCTTCCTGCAGTGCCTCTGTCCAAGCATAGAATAATATCGGATGTATTATATAACTTTGACAAATTTAAAAAATGAAGGGCTCCATATAAATGAGAAGTTACTTTCGAATAAGAAGTAACATACGGAGCTTTTGTTTTAAAATCTCTGAAACCCCAATAACTGCTATCGCATAACCATAAAAAATCAATAAGTACTATATTTCTCATTATCTCTACCTAAATCTAGAATAAAAGGGTCTCTGCTTGATAAACCTTTAAAAGGGCACTTATTTACGTAATCTAATGTTTCGTAATGAAGGTGCCCACTAATAACTATTTTAAATACATCTGACATCATCTGAATATAAGAAAGCCTGCCCTTTCCTAACAGGAAAGGATCCTGCAAATGAAATAAGTTAAAATGAGTTACACATATATTATACCTTTCTCTATCCAAAGATGCTAAAAGAGATCTAAAACTATCAAGAAAAAGAAGATTAGGAGCTACCTCTTTTGAAGATTTTATAGGACGAATAAAAGAATCATAAAAAGTATAAAGACCATAAATATAATGCTCTCCCCACTCTACAGGAGTACTTTCTAAAGATCTTATAGAAAACTTAGAAAATAAAGATAAAGTGAGATTAATAGAGGATTTAAGAGAAAGAACCGAGTCTTCCTTTTTATAGTCATGGTTACCTAACAATGAATATATTGGACGAGTTATACACTCTCTGCATAAAGCTAATGAATCATGTAAATAGTGACGATCACGAACCCAATCCCCTAAAAATATAATTACAGAAAAATCCTTCTCAGATATCTTTTGCCAGAAGTTTAAACATTCGACATAATTCTCAGGAGAATAATGAGCATCTGTTACAAACAGAACTTTCAAAATGTTTCTATAAATTTAACACTTTGTTCTAAAAATGTTCTAAAATATGCAACACTATGGTCTTCTACAGCAAAAGATACTGCATCCGGACAAGGAAGAGTAGATTCTTTATCTTTAATAGAGAAAACAAATTCTTTCTTAGAGCGTGAGCTCATAAATTTACTTCCCTGCACTAATCCAGATGAATCACTCTTGAAGTCTGAACGGCTTATTATAAGAATTTTAGTAAGTGGTAAAGTATAGATGTCTTTTGATCCTGGAAGCATACATTTCAACTTGTAACGGTAATTATAAATATCTATAATAAATGCATCAAACTCTGAATCGCCTTGTTGAATAAAAGGAGACTTTACGGGATCTACTCTTAGAATAAGATCTACAAGATCTTTTAGAATAATATCTTTTGACGGTTTTACCTCATTTTCTAAGGTTACCCATCTATCCATTGAAACGCCTAACATTTGTTCACCTCTCCCTGCTCCTTATATGTAGAATAAGGAATTAATATATCAAATTTGTTTACAACAACGCAATAGTCTCTAGATGAGTTAACTGGAAAAGTATATTTTACTCTATAGCAATCATCTTCAAGAATCTCTTCTATAACACCTCTATAGAATCGATGAACTAGCGGAACTATAACCTCTCTCCCGCAAGAATAAAAATCATTATCCGCCTCTAATGCCTTTAGGAAATTCCTTACAACCTTAAGGTTAACCTTATTCCTTACTCTAAAATATCCTCGAAAGAATTTCTTGATTAAACGTCCCTCCTCCTTCGAATAAGCTACTATAAAATAATTCTCAAGAAGAAACTGACCATGCTTAGTTAAAATCTTTAACTTAAAATTATTTAAATGAAGAACTTCTACCAACTGGATCATGGACACCGGCTGTATCATATCGCATAAATGATATGTATAATCCTCTGAAATAATATCGGAATTTATTGTAAATTTATCTAAATCAAACATCAATCTCTCTCCTGGAATCTAATAAAACGTTAGCCTCTTTGCTCTCTCTATTAGCAATACTAAAACCTGAAAAAGAATGCTTAACAAAAAGAAAAGCTGAATATAAGGATTCTAAAGAATAAAATTTACTAATCATTGGCTCATTAATGAACTTCATCAACTTATAAATAGAGTCTCCTTCATATGACTTCTCTACAGCCCTATATAACTGATAGGATTCTTTAGAAACACAATCCTGAAAATTATATCTGATTCTTAGAATCTTTGAAATCACTGCAAATATCTCATATATCAGAAGATTAGGATTTATTGATAATACTAGTTTATGGAATGAAGAATATAAATCATCATCTCTCTTCGTATTCTTAACATCAAATAAGAACTTAAGAATTGCCTCGTCATTAATCTTGCCAAACAGCTCATAAACATCACCAATTGTAAAGGTATGGCCATATGCCACATATAAATGTTCTAATTTTGTTATAGCATCCCGAGCTGATCCTTTTGCTAGCTTAGAGACCTCTAATATAACCTCATCAGTAAGATTCAGATCTTCTTTAGAAGACACTACCTTTAAATATATAACTAGATCTTCCGGAAGGATAGGCTGAAGCTCAAAGTTAAACATACGAGTATGAATCGTATCTAATAATTTCTCTGGATCAGTAGTACATAATATATAAACAATTCCGGGAGGAGCCTCTTCTATCTGCTTCAGCATTGCTCCTTGAGCTTGTGGAGATAATAAATGAGCCTCATCCATAACAACAATCTTGTAATCACGGCTTTTGAAATAAACAGCATTCTGGATCTCTTTAACATCTGCCACACTACCTCTAGTACCACAATCAATCTCCTGATAAAATCCCTGATCAGCCTCTGCGATATGAAGTAAACAAGCCTCACATTCGCCACAAGGTTTCTCTTCTACCTCAGGGCATTCACAATTTAACGCTCTAGAGAATAATCTTGCTAAAAGCGTTTTGCCTGTTCCTGACTTGCCTGTAAATAAGAAAGCTCCGGGGACGTAATCCCTACGAATCATACCCTTGATAACAAGTTTTACGTGTCTCTGTCCTACAGTTTCATTAAAATGAGCAGGTCTATGCTTTGAATACCACATAAACTCTTATTCACTATTTCCTGAATTCTCTGGATGAATTTTATTTAAAGCATCTACAAAATTAATATTTGAGCTAACCTCTCTAGTACGACGGGCTGAAGTATCAATAGGATCTTTTCCTTCAAAATAAATATTAAAGGTCTTAATGATATCCCCCGTATCTGATCTATCTTTAGAGATATACAAAACTGAAATATCGTACCCATAACGGCTTCTTATTAAATCAATAGCATCTTCGAAATTAATGTTATTTGAAAACATAATATTCTCCTTTATATGCTATTATATACATTGGTCTTTATAAAATTGAAAGCTGCGTCGAAATCTTCTCTGAATAGAAAGGACTGGCCTCCGTGTTTGTCCCACGGTATAGTATACCTATCCCAATCATCTATTAAGATTGCATTAGAATTTGAGTAAATCCATTTTTCTTTCTCCAGAATAACTTCATAACTACCCGACAAATGCTTATCACACCAATATCTCTTAGCTCTCGCACATTCATCATCCAAAGGATGAGAAAGTATAGTAGGCTTATAAGGAAGGATATTCTTCCAAAAAGAAAGAGCCTCTCCTAAAGGAGGTAAACTACTCCAAAAATCGTAATTATCATATATTACTTCCATTGACCTCGGATCAGACATCCCATATCTATTAATCTTATAATCTGTAAATGTTCTGTTATAATGGGCAAAAAAGTCAGTTAAAACGCCGTCCATATCTACATAAAGTTTCTTCAAAGAGCTCTCCTTGCTTTTGTTTTATTTTGTTTTCTACTTTTACTTACAAGAAGATTAAAATTCGCATCACTAGACTGAGGCGCTAAGAAAACTTGACTTGTTTCTCTATCCACGGCCACATATTTAAATGTTTTATCTTCTTGAATATATAAACCTTCTTTTTCAAAATTCCTCACTTCTTCAGATATCTTCAACTTAATGTTGGAGTCCCATAACTCAAGAGCTGCTTTTAATAAAGCAAAGCATAAAGGTTTGTAAGTAGATCCTTTAACTGAAAATGCTAATGATCCCCTAACTCTTCTAATATGAACAAAGATATTAGGATCTTCATCATAATTTAAATCAGGATCCGGTTCCCATAACCAAGTAGTATTTACCTCTTTGTCTCCTACAGCATCATGATCATGACCTCTTTGTACTGAAAAGAAGAAGTTATCTCTAAGCATCATAACATATTTCTCTTCTACTATACGATCTCTTCGAAGACGTTCTTTTCTGTTAACACCACGATTCGCTGTTTTAGGTCCTCTAGAGGACTTCTCTGGCGGAGTATACACTAAAGGATGTAGTTTAAATTCTAACATAAAAGATCCTAAAATAGGTTTAATATATCTAAATATATACCTCTTAGGCTATTATTATAACAGTACATGGATTTTCTCCTGCTGTGAGTTCTCTGATACCCTGTTAATTATTAATATGAAACTTTAATGCTAAATCAAAGGTCTCCTGATCGAGCTGTGACTGATTAAGGAACATATTCTTGTTAGGAAAGATAGACCCCTTCTTAGTAAGAAATTGTACATGTAAAACACCTTTAATTTCTCTCGTAGAATAAATAGATTTAAATTGCGATATATTTACCTGAGTTTTCGGCATTAGATATCCTCTAGAGTATATACATATACAAAAGCTCCTTTAACCTCTTCCATAATATCTTCAATGCTAAAGGAGAAAATAAAGAAATTCTCCTTTCAGTAGGATGCAAGCGTAAATTTCCTCAATAGAGAGATTAAGCATAGCATAAACAACTTCCTTTGCTTCAGGAAGTTGTTTATTAGAGACTATTACAAGAAAATGCATAAATTACTTTACATACCATATAACTAAAATTATTTAATTACCAAATCAAATAGTAGTTTCTATTCAACACTAAAAATAGAAACTCAGGATGAGTATGATTATTCAATAAATGAATGAATAACAAAATATGAATAACCGAATTTTGTTATAATAGCATGTTGATCATTAGTAAGAGTGACTCTGTTACGACAATCAACATAAACACCTTTAGAACTAATTAGATAAATTAGTGAGTATATCCTAGATATACTAATTTTGAACTGAGGCCAAGTCCGGTCCGAATTTTACCTTGATTTGAAGCTTGGCTTTAATAAGCTGACGTCCCATCGCTTTCTTAATTGCTGTAAGAAACTTATCTTTGTCTTCTGGAGTATCAGGAATCTCAAAAAGGATTCCGTCATGGAACGTTGCTACGAGTCTCTTATCTCTTAAATAAGAATCTTTCTTTACACGAAGAAGAGTGTCTAAAAGAATACTTGTCTCTCCTCCCTGCGCCACATGATTTATCAAAGTATTTACTTTCTTGTAATCCTTGTAATCAACAATTCGAGGATCATTAAGAGTTAATCTTCTTCCTCCAATAGCTTCTGTATATCCCTGAGTTTCAATCTGAGATTTTAATCTATCAAAAAATGATTTCATTTTTGGGAATCTCTTATCCATTTTCCTTATTAAGGAATATGCCTCATCAACTGTAACATTTAAGTCTTTTGCTATAGAAGAAACTCCGTACCCAAAGAACTTCGCAAGGAATAGCGTTTTTAATTTCTTTCTATCTTCTTTAGACACATTCTCTTTAGAGAATACTTCTTTAGCAAGATACAAGTACATATCCTCAGCCCTATTGTAGACTTCTATAATATCGTCCTCGCCAGCTAGATCTGCTAAAAGGATAGCCTGTAATGCATTAAAATCAGCATATGCAAAGATATTGCCTTCATCAGGAACGATAGAAGATCTTACTTTAGGAGTAATGTTTGTAATATTTGGACTGGAATATTTTCTTCCCGAAGTTGGCTCGTGATCTACATTCCATTTAAACTTAAATCGATTGCCATAAGATTCCATTGTCTTTGCCTCACCTAAAGCTTTCTTTAAAGATCGGTATTCCGCTACATATGCAAGCTCTGGAACGTTTAAATCTTGAGCGTATTCTTTTATCTGAACAGCCCCTGTCTTGATAGCTGAAGTAACTTCAGCTGGTAAAGGTCTACCTGCATCTTCTTCTAACTTTAAAACAATGAATTTCTTTACCTGAGCCGGAGATGAAGGGTTTAAGATTCCTAAAGGAGCTAATGCTAGATCGACTTTCCTGATTAAATCTTTTAACTCTTCTTTTACTTTTTTAACTTTATCAACATCTATACGAACCCCTTCTTCAGACATCTGATCAAATAATTCAGCTGTCTGCTCCTCTAACTCGTCTGCTCTAATCATTAAAGGGTCTGCTGATAAATAATTCATAAAAATCTCCTAAAAAATAATATCACTTTAACCATTTAAAAATAACACCTGTTTTAGTAAACAAGTCATCTAGAAATAAAGAAATATTATAATCTAAGAAAGTATAAAAAGATTGCATATCTGTATCAAGCATAAGAAAATGAGAAAATATGCGGACTCTCCGGTTACCTCTCTTAAAATAAATATTAACTTCAGCTCCTTGATAATTAAAAAATCCAAAAGTGATTTTAAAGTCTTCTGACCGATACTCAAGTCTCTGCCAATATCCAAAGTCTTCATAAGAAACCTTCTTAAAATATCTAAAATAAGAAAAGCTACTGAAATTCTTAGCATAAAAATCAAATGAAAATATCTTAGATAGATATAAATGAAGATCCGATAAAGGAGCCTCTTTTACTTTGTATAAAGGAATGCTAACCACTGAACCTGAATAAATTACTTTGGCTCTTCTTTTAGACTGATTCCCTCCACCATCATAAATATCCAAAGAGTTTCCATCTTTAAAATATTTCTTAAAAGGATTCTTTTCTTCGAAAATATCAACCATTTTCTAAAATGAATTTACCTACACATTCCTCGACAGAATGTCGGTATTTATAGCTATAAGACTGAGCAGTATTAAGTATAATATTTAATAAGTCAAACTCTGACATAAGTAAATCGAATTTATCTAAATCTTCATAACGTTCCATTATCTTATCCAGAGATACAATAATTCCCTTATAAACAGAGGACCGACATAAGTATTCCCAGATAGAATGGTTCTTTATAGAATCAATACTAGATACCGACTCTTCTAAATAAGATACTACAGTATCCCTGTAATACTCCAGCTTCTTATAAGATCTCCCCAAAGCATATTCAAATGATTTCGCAGCAAAATTAGGAAGGGAGTCAATATCGTAAATAACAGGGAACCATAAAGTATTTAGAGAATTCTCATTAATATAACCACACGACATAGAAAATGATTTATTCACTAAAGATATTCTCATTTTAAGAACAGCTTTAAATGTAAACTCCTCTCTAACAGTGAAACCATCATCTAATAAAGTGAATCCTATTTCCAAATCTCTGGAAGATTTATGAACATTTGTAACATAATATATGTTATACCTACCCTTCTTAAAAGAATCTAAAGAAACGAATGCTGCTAGAATAGAAATAATGTTTAAAGGACTGTCTTTAGTAAAAGATATATAATCAACCACCTTAAAATTATTAGCCACGTCCTCTTTATCAAAGGAATCTTTCTTTGTAAGAGCTACACTCTGTAAAGGTAGTAAAGCCGTATGAATAACAGGAAAGCCCTCGGATATCTTCGTTCTAATTGCTGAATAAATCATATTATATAAAGTGGAAGTATCTATCTTCGATAGCGTAGAAGAAGGTATTCCCAATAATCTTAGAAAGTCTAAGAAAGCTGTATACGTTAAATGAGTATCTCCAAATCTTATATTCTCTTCAATGATCAGACTAATAGAATTAAAATCAAATGTCTTATTCTCGAATTTGAATCCCTCTGAAACAATTAATTTTATTAAGTTACGGTGACTGGGATACATATATCCCTTCTTCTTAAAGAAGAAAGGGTCATTAACACATTCTAGAATATAATCCTGAAATTCGCTAGGAAATTCACGGAATAAATAATTCTTAAGGAACTCACCGCCCTTGCCTTCTGTAATTAAAGATAGATTAGACATTTATAATCCTAATTGACGTATAGATAATTCAAGCTCAGACATCTTTGCTTTATCAATAAATTCCCCCGGGTCACTACAACTTATAGAGTCGATTCTCGAAGAATTTATCCCAAACTTAGATAAAATACCTGCAATGGACTCATCGATCTTAAATCCTTCTGTGTCACGATCAAAGAAACGATAATATCTTGAGGATAGATATGAAAGTATCCTTATCTCATCGAATGAATACCCTTTCCCCAAACTAGCAATTACATAAGGATATACAGAGGCAACGGCTAACATGTCAATAATACCTTCAACAAGAATAATAGGGTCTTTATACTTCTTACTCTTCCATTCAGGATTGAAAAAGAAAGTACTGACACTGAATTTAAGTAAATCAGGATCACCAAATATGTAATGTGATTTACTTTCTGAACAAATGTCCCTGAAGTAGAGACCAATTAGAGTACCCGAATAAGAACATATAGGAATAGCATAATAAACACTAGAAGAATCAATTACCGAAGGGATAAAACCAAACAACTTTTTCTCTTTGATAAAATCAACTATAGAAGCAAGCTTAACACTAGAAGCGTAATTAAAGAGTAAGAAGTCATAACGATTACGACTCTTCTCTGTAAAATAGTCCAATGTTTTAAAAGATGATAAAGGTTTTAGTCTAGAATAGAATCCAAACAAGGCATTAATATTAATATCCATAAATAGATATACATATTAATTCTCTTATCTAGCATAATTTGAGAAAATCTTCCATTGAGAGCTTGCTACAGGTTTTGCAGGCTTACTTAAAGTAGCTATAACTGCCTGACCTCTTTTAATTTTAATAGAAGTACCTTCCCATAAAATCTCAATTTCGTCTTTGGACGATAAAGACATATCTTTATTCTTTAAATAAACTTTAGCTCTTACAGGCAATAACTCTATCTTCATGAAACACCCCTATCAATAGTATTAATAATTCTACCAATTAAAAACTTAACAGGAATATTATATAATATTATTCTATTAATTTAAAATATTTAGATGAAAGAGATAAAGCTTTATTAATTAAATCAACAAAAGACGATTCTGCCGAAGATGTTAAAGAATCTGTTGACAGCTGAGAAAGTCTTGCTGACCAGATAACAGCTTCTTTATCTTTCTTCTCTGCCAATGCTGCCTCTAAACGTTTTTGAACGCTTTTAATATTTTGCGTTCTCTTAGCCTGGCCTAAAATACGGATTAAACCCTTATCTAACCTTTCTTGAACCTCTTCAACAACTTCAAGAGGAGTATCAATAGGATCTGAAGTAAGTTCAGGAACTTCGGAAACATTAGAAGTATTAAAAGGAATCTCACTATATTTTCCAGACTTCCAATCTGAAATATTTGGAGCATTGTTCTCAAAATAATCCCAAACATGAGAGGGGCACATTGTTCTTTCTAAGATACAAGAATCAGGGCTCTTATCCATTCTAGGATGTTTCAATCCTTCTAAGAATCTAGGATGTTGTAACCCTCTTTGAGAAAATTCCTGATAAGTTATTTCAAAACACTTACCTACATATTTTTCTAAGTTGAAGGTTATATCATCTCTTTCTTCATCGGTACCCGCATTTACTCTTGCTAAGAAAACTTTCTTATTTGATCCTTCTAGAGTTACTCCTAGCTTGATTCCACCAACCTTTCCCTCATTCTTCTTCTGACCTTTTATAAACCCAAAAATAAAAGCGTCAATGGTAGAAGCTCTTTTAATCTTATATCTAGATTTCGTGTCATAATAAGATGACTCAGTGTCAACAAGGACAACGCCTTCTAGGCCCTGCTCTACAATTTCAGTATAAAATTTGAACTTGTCATCCTTAATGCTCTTTATTACTTCTACATTCGGAGAATTCCATTCAGTCACTAATGCTGTTGCTGCTGCAAGTCTCTCTTTATAAGGCTTATCAACAATGCTCTGATGTGCAACAGCTATACAATCAAAAACTACAAAACGAATCTTTGCCTGAATTCCGTACTCTCGTATTCTTCGGAGAGTCTCTTCAGGCTTACAATTTAATATCGTAGTAGTATTCACTAAAGAGGTAGACTCAGGACCATTAGGAGGAATAATAGCATCCACTATTATCTCGCCATCTAACTGACATCCTTCTAACTCTTTAGGAATCTTCAACCATTTCATGTTACCTGTCTTATCGGTAACCATGTTATTAACTTTAGAAGTTCTTCTTGTAATCCAAGAGGGACCTGACTTAGAGTAAATTAAGGTTAGTCTAATACCGTTCTCTTTCTTCTGAGCAACAACATTTTGCTTTTGCCATATCTCATGATCTTCTGCAGTCATTCTCGGATCTTCCTTAACCTTAACAGGTTCTGGAAGTCCCGTAGGAGAAAAGTCTGTTTTATAATATTCTACAGGCTCCTCGGTATTGGGAGAAGTAAATTTCATTATTGTAGTGTTGTCTGGAAGAGATCCATACGCTTCAACTGCCATAGTTCTATTAGATTCTGATTTCTTACGAAACGTCTGTTTTAAAGGCTTAAAGCTGAATTTTGATTTTAAACTCTTGAAGTCTGCTTCGTTAATTTCTTCTAAATCATTAATTGAAAAATAATCTGCCATTGTTTAAACTTCTTTAATTTTATTTGCCCATAGCTCTAAGTCTTCACTCGATAATGGATCTACTGACTCATAATACTTAATTAATTGAGAGAGCATCTCCTCATGTTTCTCTGATAGAAAGCTCTTTAGTTTGTCTGTCTCTAAATCAGATAACTCATTTAGATCAAACTTAAAAAATGATACTAAAGAATTTAAGTCAATATGATAAAAAGACCATAAAGATCCGTTCTTTCGAAAATACATCTTGGGAGAAGAAGATAAAAAAGCTGTTTTATATGTGATATAAGGTCTACTTTGCATGGTATAAAATAATTACCTAAGTAATCTCCTACTGTGAGTTCTTAGGTACCCTGTTAATTTATAAAGGAGAAATCATCTAACCTTGAATAAACATCAGTGTATATTTTACTCATAATAGGATTCAAGTCCTTAATTAATTTATTCACACCCTTTGCATAAACAGAGTCTTCACTATATCTCTCTTCTTTAAAATAAAACCCTCTTAAAAGGCTTGTTAAAGCCTCACAAGTACCTATTATTTTATTAATATTCTCTTGAGCGTCTATACTTGTTCTTACTAAAGAAGAGGCAGACTCAACACTTTCAGAGATAAATGGTTTTGTTTTCATAATTATATTCCTGTATGTATTTGTATTTATTTTAACTAAAACTTGTCTCTGAACATTCTAGCACTATTAATTTTGTTGGAAGAAATTCCACTACACACTCAGGGTCAAAGTAAGATAACTTATTATCTGAGATATTAAAAGCATTTGCTGTTGTTCTAAAGGAGCTTAAATCCGGAAGTGTTGCTGGATGTTCTAATGTCTCGTGAAACTGAAGAACTGGGATCTGCGCTTTAATGGGAATGCCATCCACACCGGTGTAAATACCTGGGATAAATCCTAAAATTGAGTAAGCATGAACATCTTTTGCTTCATCTCCTCCAGCAAGACCTAAAGTAGTTGCTAGAGGAATAACTGCACCGTCAGGAGCGTTGTGAGATACTGTATTTGATGGATTTGCTGTATTCCAATCTGAAACCGCTGAATCAATAGTATTACTTCCTGTAAAAGTGATTACAATAGCGTTACCTACTGTTCCTGCAGTATCTGCAGTATATGTTACTCCTTCATGCGAACCTTCTGCTGGAAGAGCTGGAGTGGAAGTAATATCTACAATTTCAACAGTTGAGGATAAACCCGATGTTCTTGAAGTAATAGAAAATACTCCCGCAGAGGAAGTTACATCTGCATAAACCCCACCATAAACTATATTTAATTTACTCTGTAAATCACTAGCTACTTGAGCCGCAGTAAGAGAAGTTCCCGATGCTAGAGTTATTAGTACTTCTCCTTGAGAGTCGATATTAAGTTTTAGCTGATCGTTTCTTCCTGAAATAATGTCATATGTTTCTACAACCGTTCCCTCTACATTTGCTGATTCTGGAGCGCCTTCTATTCCATTTACAATAGTGCCTGGCGTAAATCCTAAATCAGAATAAGAGTCTTCATTAATGTTTAATCCTCCCATAAGATTTACTACACCTACAAGAGGAACTACCGATGTATCAGGAGCATTTGAACTAACTGTTTTCGTAGGATTTGAGGTATTCCATGCTAATAAAATATCCGCGATTGATTGACCGGATCCACTCGATAGATTAACTGTTTGAAAATCAGGAATAGTAGATCCTGTTCCATTGTGAGATACTGTATTTGATGGATTTGCTGTATTCCAATCACTCACTACAGAATCTAAAGTATCTATAGCTCCATCAAAGGATAGTGCTATAGCATTACCCACAGTTCCTGGATTATCTGCTTCAAAAAGAATACCCGCAATATTTCCAGATCCTAAAGAATTCGCTTTAACTCCATTAAATGTTAATGAGATAGTATTTCCGTCAAGGCCTACATTATCTGCAATATAAGCTACTCCCTCATAACTAGAAGAAGCAGGAGTACCTGGAATAGGTGCAATAGCCATTATCTCTATTTCTGAGGAAGATCCTTTTAAAACTGTCGTTAATCGTAAAACATTGTTTGCTGATTCTACAGTTACTGTTCTAGATCCGAACTCTGTATCTAATTTTGTTTGAAGATCTACTGCTACCTGAGATAGTGTAATTCCTATGCCACTATCAAGAGTAACTAAAATGGGAGTGCCATTATTCGCATCTATTCTAAATCTATCATTAGTGTCTTCTATAAAGTCAAAAGGACCTGATTCCGTTCCTGATAATATTGCAGGCTCTGACATAGGGCCTGAATTTAAATCAACTGAAAGTATTTTCAATCTCCATATATTTGATGAAAATGACTGAGAAAAAGATACCTCCTCTAAGTCTGTTATGCTTGTTCCTGTAATAGCATTTGAAAATCCAGTGCCGTTCCAGTATTCTAACTGCCAGTTAGTTACATTAGATAACTTATCAGCAATTCTGAAAGAGTCAAAAGAATATTCTTCTGGAAAAGTAATAGTTAAGTTAGCTGGAAGATTAGCATTCGCTGTTTCCCAAAAAGTGTCTAAATCTATTACATTATCAAGACAATTTTCTGGAGCATTAGATCCTTCATAAGAAGTAGCTACAACACTTGTATAAGGAGGAACTTTAAAAGATTTAGACTCTAAACCAATCTCTCTTATACCTGAAAGACCCATATACTGTAAATTAACAATTTTAAATCTAAGAAGCTGAGTAGATACTTTAGTAAAGTTAATTGGCTCCCCATTTGCAATACCTGAGCCTTCTTTAACTACTACCCAATTTGATCCATTATAATATGATATTTCCCAGTCCTTAATAGAACCTAGGGAATCGTATAAAACTAGTTGATCCGCATCTATAACCTGACCTAAATCAATATCTAAATAAGCAGGAATGTCCGAGCTTTCCACTAACCATGAAGTAAGTCTATCACTGTCGACTGCTTTAGAGGCTTCGTAACCAATAACCTCTGAAGAAGCTGATGTTGTAGAACCTAAAGGTAGCCATAAATCTCCAGCTTCAATAGGAATTGAAGGGTTTCCAAACTCTTCCAGCCACGCTACAAGATCCAGCGATGACTTCATATAAATCTTTCCAGAAGCTCTAAAAGTGTCATTAACACCTAACTCTGAGAAGGTTCTAACTCTTGTTTTTTGAATGTCTATAGATAAACTCATAATTATTAATCCAAACTTAAACGAATAAGATATACAGAAATATCAGTCAAAGCGGTTAAATCAAGAGAGATTTCTTTGTCTAAACCAGAGCCCACTAAGCTAACATTTAATAAAAAATTACTAATTAAGCCATTATAAATAATGGCTGCTTCCGTATAAAAAACATTGTTTGCTTGAGCTGCTGCGCTGCCGTCATGACTAATAATAATCTCTGAATAACGATTATTCTGAGGAGAATGCATATCTATAATCTTTAAAAAGTATTTCATACCAGAATAAGATAATGGTTTAAAAGAATCTAGAATAGAACTTACTGGATTATTCAAAGCAATATCTTTGGTAAGATATCCTTTAACTGTAGAAGTAGCGCACGAGCTTTCACCGCACTTAGAATGAGAAATCTTATCTAAGTCTGAAAGCTTAGCTACCTTTAATGGATCTAAACCAAATTTCTTTAAATTTTCTAAAAACTCGCTAACTTCATATTCCACGGAAAATTCCTTTTATTAATAAGGAATTACCACTCTATTACACCAATACTCTCTAAGTTAGCTACATCAATCTGGCTTAATAAACCCCACTTCTTATGATATAAATCAAGAACAGCGTCTTCACATTCAGTAAGTAATGTTTTTATCTGCGTTAAGGTAAGTTCTACAAAACTGTTATCATAAAGTCTGAACTGAGTTGATACTGTAGACTCTCTTTCCATACGAGATACTAAACGTGATATATTAAGTATATCATCACTACGTGCATTAACTTCCTTATTAATTGTTGGGCTAGTAAAGGTTAAAAGCTCTTTCTCGTTTTGAAAAGCATTCTTAACCATAAGAAGTTTACTTTCTTTAATAGAAGTAAACTCTGCAATTGGATCGTCTTTCCAAGATGATGATTCGTCATCCCACTTTTGAAAAGACTTCTCCGGAGGCGAAGAAACATATCCTTCGGCTAATTCGTATTCTAATGATAAGATAGTAGAACCATCCAGCTTAGAATAAATATTCTTAAGTTTAAAAGATTCCCTTATAACAAATGACCCTTCAAAGAATCTAGGGATCTCTGAAACACGATCATATGCAGGAGGAACTGCGTCAGTGTAATTAGCCGGAGGCGTGGTATTTTCCCCGCATCGGTAATCACCTAAGTAATATCCAGTATTTATATCATATAAAGAACCCATTTGTATCTCCTTAGTATTAAGAGGTTTGAATAACCCCTCCACTTGTCTGTTTAACTCCGTTCACTGTCGTAAATTTAGATCCCGCAACACTATAGCCAAGACCGTTCCCACTATTGTATAAATCTGTAATCTCCTGAGAAGATAATACCTTACCCCATACCCCTAGTTCATCAACATAACCTTTCATTGTCTGAGAGTCATAATCATGTCGCGTGTCTCTACCAATATAAGTTTTATTAGTAGGGTTAACAGGGAAATTAGCCAGACTTAAGGTACCGTAATCAATATTCGTTGATCTCGGAGAACCATTTATATAAAGACCTACTGACACACCCTTTGACCATACCGCTGTAATCATAAGCCAAGTATTCAAAAAGGAAGAAAGAGTTGTAGTATCGCTAAAGCTCATACCAAGACCTCCTCCAAATCCTCCCATATGAACTGCGAATTTACCACTATCACATCTAATCTGAAAGTGAGCATTCCCGCTCTTACATGAGTTAAAAATCTGTCTCGAGCCTGACGAGGTAATATATGCCCAGAAATTAATAGTGGCTATATTAAGGTCTGAAGATACCCATCCCGCTGGGAGCTCTGCATGATCATTAGAAGAAGATCCATCAAAATAAAGACCTCTACTTAACTTTCCACTAGCTCCGAAGGAAATATTATTTCCTGAAAGGGTAAAAGTATCAGATCCTACTTCATCAGAAGCAGAAGTACCTGATTCTTCATCAAACTTCCAATAATTTAATAAATTCTGTGAAGGAAAAGACATAAAATTAACCCTTTGTATTCTCTTTAGCTTTTCTAAATTCAGAAGCAACGTGGAAAACCGCGCCTTCTGTTAAAAGAGCAATAGTTGTTTTTGAAATATCTAAAGTAGACATTATATCGGACATGTCTTCTAAAAATAAAGATAATAAAGGCAAAACTATATTAAGAAATATCACAATAGATAAGGCCACTGCCCAATTAACAATTGTTAATTTAGTTCCCGTGCGAATTTTAGCTTTGAAGAGAGTCATTTAATAATTATCTCCGTATTGAAATCATTTATTTCTTTGATAACTTCTAATTTAGATAAATTATCTAATAATACATCACGTTCTGCTTCAACAGACTTAATCCAAGTAAACATATCTTTAAACGCAGAAACTTCAGGCCCTTCTTTCATGCCAGATAGAAGAGATAGTATAGCGTCTGCTTGAATCTTAAGACGATATTCTACCGAGTACTTATTACTAATAACTGAGATAGTATTGTCTTCTAATAAAGATTTCTTCAAATCAAATAGAATATTTTTCTTGTTCTTATCAGACACCCACTTATCTTTGTCCCACTTATCAACAATACCATAAGTATTTTTAGGTTTCTTTGAAGTAAAACCTTCAGGGACTGAGTCTCCTACCTTCAATATCTCAGTCTTAGACTGATCGTCTTTATTGTAATAAACACCTCTATTATCTTCAACTAAACCCTTAGAGATAATTTCGTCCATAGGTAAAGGGTTAAAACTAGAATCCAACCAATCACGATGTATTCCTACATTACCTTCCCATTTATGGACTTCGACCCCATCAGAAGGAATATTATCGCCTATAAGATGGCTTGTAACAACATCGTCTTTAAATATGATATATTCTTTCTTCATGAAATTCTTCTCCATTTTCTCGCTGTTCTATTAACAACACGTGTTTCTGTTCCGATTCTAGGATTGCCGTTTGAACCATCATTAACATGAGAAGTCGCTCTCCATAAAGTACCTGCACTATCGCCTACACCAGACCTACCTAGATTGGCTCCATATCCTCCAGCTGTATTTCCTACGAAACCTCCATATACAGGAATATGGATGTAATGATCATGGCCTTGATATTGGTCAAGCTGCTGTGTATTATTGAAAGCGTTGGCCGCGCCTCCTTCGAATCTAATAAAGTCCCCTGCTAGTTCAGATGATTTATTCTCCCATGATCCAGGTAAATTAAGATCCGCTGGGTCTAACTCACCAGGTAATTGAATATAAGTCATCCCAATAGGGAATATATCCTCTATAGAAATACCGCTACTTGCTATCCCTCCTGAATTATTAAAAACAGGAATATCATCTTCAGAAGCTGAAGATACTTTATCTATTTTGTTGGATAAGGTTCCAGCAATTGTATCTCCAATAAAACCACGTAAGATAATATTTGCGTCTTCTGCACCATTTCCACTAGTATTGGTTAGGCGGACTACTATCTTCTTATCTGATCCTGATGCCTGAACGTATCCAGAAGTATCTACACTTCCTTCAAGATTAACTGATCCCGCAATTATAGAAGATCCTGAGGCATCATAAACGTCAATAGAAAAATTAGAGTTCTCAGTATCTGAGCTTTTGTCTCTGACCTCAAGATTTAAGTTATTGAAATACATACCATCAGGAAGGATGAATTCATGAATAATCTCATTTGATAAATCATCTTCCCAGTTAACATATCCGGTCTCATAATTGATAAATTCGTCAATTGGAAGAATTGCTACCGCTGTATAACCTCTGAGGATAACTGTAGCGTCTTTTATTGAAGTAGTATTACTAACACGAATTACTATCTTCTTGTCTGATCCCGATGCTGTAACTGATCCCGATGTTAAAGGAGTTCCTTCTAAATTAACACTGCTTCCAATAATAGAGGAAGCAGAAGCATCATAAACATCAATGGAAAAGTCTGAATCTTCCGAATCAGACCCTTTCTCTCTTGCTTCCAATTTCTGAATAACAAAAGTATTTCCATCAGGAAGAATGAACTCCTGGACTATCTCATTAGTTAAACTATCTCCCCAATTAACATATCCTGATTCATAATTAACATTAGAAACAGCTATAGAGTTAAGCTTTGAATTAACTTGATTTGTTAGTTTATCCTCTGAAATAGATCCATCAGAATAATCAGTATTACTGAGCTCTTTTATTTGAGCTCCTTGAACGGAAGTCTTTCCCATTTAAATTACCCTCTTACTTGTGAAATTCCTATAATAATAAAAGAAATAAAAATAGCGAGAAATATAAATACTGGAATAGCTACACGACCATATTTAGAAAACCATAATCTGACTTTATAAAACCAATAAGATATTTTAGAATTGAAGTCCGGCTCTACGGATTTCATATCAACAGTAGACCATATCTCCCATTGACAGCCGAAATCTTCCCATGGAAAGAAATGATATCCTTCTTGTCCAGATCCTTCGCCCCAAGAATTCCTAATCCAAGCTCCTTTAGCTTTGGTTGCCACTATCTCCATCAAGTGGCCTCCTAAGAACTTGTCTCCAGGTCCTTTCTTCCACATTCGTTCAGAGTAATTATAAACGGGAACTGCGATAAGACAAGGGCCTTTCTTCTTCATTGCTTTAAGCAATCCTGTTTTTGTAGTAACACGTGCATAACTACCTATTAAGTGATTTCCTGCTTCCTCAAATAACTTCTCAGATATCTCTTCCTTTGTTAAATAAGGATACATTGCTTCTGGAACTACGCCAATCTTTGATAAAATCTTCATTAAATCACGTGTAGTCATTCCTGAAGAATCTTTGTTATTACGAAGGTTATAAATAAATTGAGGCGAGAAATAATCTTTAAATCCGATATCTTTAAATTCCTGCCACTCCTTCATGGCACATGCTCCAAATGCGGCACATGCTCCCTGAGATCCCTGATCTCGAATTGGTTTATGTTCCTCACGGTAATCTACATAATCTTCTTTTAATTCAACTGGATATATCGATTCAAAGTCCCAATCTCTGCCATCAAAAGGAGAAGGGACTATGGATAGAACTCTTTTATTACTCACGATCTATACCTTCTTTAGAAATGTCTTCTGGAACTATTTCAAGACCTGAGGACTTTCGTTCGTCATTAAGTGACGCTATTTCTTTATAAATAATTTCTTCCCACTCCAAACGAGTGCTGTTCAATTCAGCAGATAGCTCTGTTGTCGCAATACCTTCGTAAAAACTATCTAAAAATGAGAAAAGCTTTGCTTGAGTATCATCCTTCGGCTCTATCACAACATTTTTTACTGTTTTTAAATCAGGTTTAATAACATTAGAAGCAAGGTCCCATCTACCTACACCAATGAAATCCCCTATCTTAATAGAAACATCTTCTGGGTTTTCAATAAGGTCATCATACTTAATAACTAAAGTATTATAGCTACGTTTTACATAATCATTAATATAGGAATTGTACTCATAAAACCAGTCGTACCCAGGAGGATATATAACAGGCGCTTCTTCATTTAAATAAGCTAACTCATTCCAAGACTGAGTCTGCTCTCTCCAATCACGAACCATTAAAACTACTTTTTTAATATATGAAGAATCGCATTTGTATAAACTATGAGAGAATATTTTAGTAACGCTTAGTTTATGTGATCTAGGAGGGAAAGGTGAGGTAGTATTATTTACACCTTCTTCTACAAACTTCGATTCATAGAATCCTTCAGGATTCTTCTCATTGTTCTTCCCTTCCCAAACTGCCGGAAACTTCTCACCTAAAACTTTAAATCCTGCTTCTTTAAACATCTGCATCATAAGAGATGTACCTGTTCTTTTTGCACCTGCTACTATAAACATTATAATTCTCCTGTAATATAAAACTATTTATAATAATAATAAATACAAAAATAAAAAGATAGAGAAATGAGAGATTCTATGATAAACTAGAACCTCTCTAATGGAATTACTTACGATAAGTAACTTGAAGATTACTTCCTGTTAGAGGCTCACTCCCAACTTCAAAAGTAATAGTAGTTCCTGAAATTTGATAATCATTTCCAGATCCTTCTAGCTGTAATAAACCGTTTAAGTAAACATGCTCACTACCTGCAGCCGGAGTATTTGCTAGAGTGAAGACCCTATTAGTACCATTAATAGTTCCTGTAGGAACTTCTTTGTCTACAAAAATACCTGTAGAACCTAGCTGGTCATCAACATACTTAGTTGTTGCTATCGCTAAATCTACAGTACCTGTAGGCTGGTTATCAAGGACCGCTTTATTAGCTGATGCGGAAAGAGTTAAATCACCTCCACTTGCAGAACCTGCTGTAGCTGAAATAGTAATATTTCCGCCTATTCCTGATGTTCCAGTATTTCCTGTAGATATATCAATGTCTCCTGAACTTCCTGATACTCCGTTAGCATCTCCCGTAGATAATGAAATTGATGAAGTTGATGTATTATCATCGGAAGAATCTCCAGTAGTTATTGAAATTGATCCGCCAGCGCCTGAAGCTCCTGGAGATCCAGCAGCAATACTTATATTACCTCCAGATCCCGATGTTCCGCCATTACCAGAAGAGATACTTACATCCGCACCTTGATTGCCTGCGCCAGTAGAATTACCTGCTGTCAATACAATACTAGGAGGAGTTGCCTGATTAGCAGTATTAATTGAAACTGTTCCAGTAGCGTCTAAATCAAATGCTGCTGAATCAATATTAATAAAACCTGAATCGTTAATAGCTATTCTATTAGTAGACGAAGTCTTTAATGCAAGTGCTTGAGTATCTACATTAACTTGTAATGTTCCGCCTGTACCATCCCCAATGTTAATATTACCTAAAGAAACAAGGTCGATGCTACCGTTAGTAGATCCTGTACCAGAAGTAAGAGTAATATCCCCTCCGTCGCCTGATCCTGCGTTAGCTCCTGCGGATATGCTTATATCACCTGCATGTTTGCCTGATGGTGCATTAGTATCACCCGCTGCAATAGTAATTGACCCTCCGTTATTAGTAACTGTAGAAGCAGATACTGACATGTCAATAGATGAAGTAGCATTAGCTGATCCACCTGAGGTTACACCTGCTTTGATCGTTACTCTGTTTTCCGAATCATTAACGTCTACATATGTCTCTTGAACTCCGGAATCGCCGTCTGTTATTTTTGCAGCATCAACACTCGTTAATTCGCCTTGTACCCAAGCTGTTGTTGCAATCTTCGTTGAACTATCAGATGCAACTGGTGATACAAATAAAGAAGGATAATTTCCTGCTCTACCTAATAGAACGTTGCCAGAGGCATTACCTATTTGTAACTGAGCATTAGCGTTAATAGAGACACTTCCTCCCGAGTTAATATCTAGAGCTGAATCTGATTTCAGATCTAGAAAACTATCTGAAAGTATAAAAATACCTGAGCTCTGACTCGGAGTTACTGTAGGTGTTCCCTGCTTTATGTTTATACCCCCTCCTGATAAAATAGAGGTATCACCGCTAGTGGCGTTACCTATTTCAATAAACCCTTTTGTTGGAGAGTATCCTGTTCCTTGTCCAGGTAAGATGTAGATAGATCCACCTGATCCTGAATCACCTGAACTGTTACCTGCAGTAAGTTCTACATTACCTCCAGCCTGGTTATTTCCTGAAGTATTACCCCCAGTTAATGCAATTGTTCCACCATCACCGGCTGATGCTTCAGATACTGACATGTCAATAGATGAAGTAGCATTAGCTGATCCACCTGAGGTTACACCTGCTTTGATTGCTACCTGATTGTCTGTAGAAACATCGATGTATGTTTCCTCTGTAGTGCTATCACCATCGGTTATTTTAGTGTTATCGAAACCTAAATCTGATATTTCATTTTGAACCCACGCTGTAGAAGCTATTTTTAAAGAGCTGTCTTCATCTGGAGGTGCTACTGCTAATGTTGGGTATAATCCAGTAGCTCCAAGAGTAACTGCTCCCGTATTAGTAGCGTTGTTACCTATTAGGATAGATCCCTTAGCAGTACCTGCTCCTCCACCGGCGTTGATAGTAACGTTACCTCCACTGCCGTTGTTGGCATCATTACCACCTTGGATAATGATGTTTCCTCCGCCTTGAACAGATCCTGAAGTATCCCCGCCTTTAATTGTAATATCTCCTCCAGCACCATATTGAGCGCCTGAACCAGATGTTATGTTGATATCTCCACCTGACTGATTCGCAGATGACGCTGCGCCTGAATTTATGTTTATTGCTCCTCCATCACCTGAAGTTGCTGTTACAACTGATATATCTATTGCTGAGGCTGCCGCGGCTCCGGATTTGATTCCTGCAACCATTTTAATTTGGTTCTCTGTACCGGCTACATCGATATATGTTTCATCTGTAGTGGCATCGCCGTCTGTTATTTTTGAAAATGATAGAGAGCTTATTGCGGTGTCTACATAACCTGTTGTTGCTACTGCTAATGCCTGCGCTCCTGTAGGAGCATTTAATAACCTAACATCATTAACCGCAGCTTGTAATGTTATACTAGAAGAAGAATTTCCTAAATGAACAATAGAAGCATTTGTTCTACCTATATCAATATTAACTCCGGCATCGATTTCAACTGATCCGTCATTTGCTACTCCAGTACCACCTAAAATGTTTACTGAACCACCTGTTGAAGAACCACCTGTTCCTGCTCCTGCTGTTATATTAACGTTACCTCCGGCAGCATATGCTACTGAGTTAGATCCCGCTGTTATTTCTATATCTCCTGAGGTTGATCCAGAGCTTGCTGAAGGAACTGTAAGTGATATAGCACTTACAGGAGATGCGCCTGAAGCGTTTAAACCTGATCTAATTTTTACTTGATTAGATGTTGATACGTCTACATATGTCTCTTCCAGAGCTGCGTCGCCGTCTGTTATCTTGTCCGCTGATAGTGCGCCTACTGCTGTGTCTACATAATTCGTTGTTGCTATCGCTAATGCTGTTCCACCAGTAGGTTGAGCTGTTAATAGTGTCTTATCTGCTGCTGCATCTAATTTTATAGATGCTGCTACTGCTACCTCAGCTCCTGCTGGATTAGCTGATACAAGAACACCCCCGATAGCGCCTGATGAAGTGTTTCCAGATTCGATGTTGATGTCACCGCCATTACCTGAATCTCCCTGACCGCCTGTGATATTTAGATCACCTACGTTACCTGCACCAGTGATGTCACCAGTTTTAATGTTAATTTCACCAGAAGCTACACCTGTTGTATCATTTGTTACGATAGATGCATTATCTTTAGTAACTGATAAGTTACCCGCACCAGATAAAGTTATGCTATTCGCGCTGAAAGTACGATCACCTGTTATAGTGTCTTTTAAATCAATACCTCCCGCTGCTAGTTCTAATGCATCAGAAGAATCTAAAGCAATAGAAAGCTGGTCTGAAACGAAGTCTAAACCACGAGCTGTTGCAGTGTTTATAGAAAGAACTCCCGTAGATAATGATAGACCATTGTCTGAATCTACAGTGAGTTTACCTTTAGTTCCGCCACCTGAAGCAGCGGTTGCGTCTGGAATAGATCCGGTTCCTGATAAAGTTCTCCAAGTCTCTCCATCTCCGTCCCATGAATATAAACCGTCTGAATCAAGAGTTAAGTGAATTTCACCATTATCTAAATTTGCTTTAAGTCTACCTATACCTACTCTTCCTGATCCTGGATCAGAAGATGGAAGATCAATAGAAGCCTTACTAGTTCTGTATTCAAGTTCACCTGCATATTCAACAACCTGCATGTTTGCTTGAGTTCCCCAAGAACCATAAATACGAGTAGTAGAATTCTCCCCTCCAGTTCTAACTGAGATAAGATTTACACCATCAGCATTTATTGCATCTAGACCATCCGCATGATAACACGCATTCCAGTAAGAACTTTGAGCTAGAATTACCGCAGCAGCGTTTGTCATAGTATCTACAGGTGTTGCTCCGATTTCGATATCCGTAGCTACGCCAGTAGTTGTTTTATATGTATAAGTCTCTGTATTTGTTCCGTCAGTAATAACTATTGTATCGCCGTCTTGAGGATTTGTAGTGATGAAACATACCATCGCAGGGAGTATACCATAAGTATCGCTTAACTGGTCTTGATCAAGAAGAGCCTCTTTAACAACACCTCCTGTTATTAATGCTTGATCAACGTAAGATTTACTTGCCGCATCGCCATCTGCTGTTGCTGTGGGAAGTCCTGTTATCTTAAATGTTCCGCCAACATCCCAATCTGCAGTTAATTCTTGACCACCGTCGGCTTGAAGAACTACCTCAGCCAATTTGGACAATGCAATATTTGCATCTGCCGCAATTTTAGCATCTTTTAAAATGCCATCTAAAATCTGATTCGCTCTTATTTGTGTCATACCGGCCATAGTAAAATCCTCTTTTTAAATTCATAAAATAAGGAATTACTAAGAGGAGGAAAAATATGTTATTTTACCTTTAAAGTCTCACGAAATCTACTAATAATTCATCTGTTGATATAGGGATAAAGCCTGTAAGTACTATAGTAGACGTACTTACCTCCTGATAAGACGAGCCTAATTTCTGACGAAGACCATTTATGTATAATTGAGTAGTGCCGAGGATGAAATCTATTGAGGTTGTAAACGTTACATTTACACCATCCTGAATACCTACTAAATCATGATTGAATATTAAAGAGTTTACTAAGGAAGAAGGGCTCGGAATAAACTTAGATCCATCCCACTTAAGAGTGTCTCCAACAACAGGAGGAGCAGGGTATTCTACGTCTGAATGAACTGAAATACTCCCGTCTGCAGATATCTTAGAAGTATTGGCAGCGATTAAACCATCTTGAATTGAATCTCTGTTTAAGGACTTGGAATTAATCTCAACTATTGCCGCTTGAACATCATTAGACACAATTCCTGATACAGGATTAAATGGAACTTCCTCCGCTGTTTGAAAATCTGCTCCTGGAGATATTCCTGCGAGTTTTATCTTTTCTGCATCTGAGAATTCATTTGTATCCAAATTTGATTCATATAAATTCTTTACTTCAGGTGCGGTAAGATCTGCTGTTGCTCCATCCTCTATTCCCGAAAGTTTAGCTAGCTCTGTGGACGATAAATGATAATACTCTCCTAAAGTCCCTCCCTGAAGATTTAACATTTGATTATGATCAGCCACTGGTGGAGCTACTTTAAACCATCTACCAATCCCTGAATTAGGGATTATTACTCTATCGCCGTCTAACGCTGCAAGGCTCTCTTTATCGAAACGATAAATGCCATTAGCTTCTACATTTATAATTACTTTATCAGGGACATCGGTAGTATCAATTACTACTAAAGTTGCTATGTTTAATACTGGTGCTAGAATCGCTGCTCTTGCTTGTTGAGATGCTACGTCTATTCTGGAATCTATCTCTTCAGAAGATAATAAAGAAGTATTATCTGAGGAAGAGTCTTCTATAATTCTATGCTCTGCTATGTCATAATTATCCAAGTTGTTATGGTTGATAGAAGATTCATGTTGTAAGATACTTGATTCAGATATTCTTGCGTCCGCCAACTCTCCCGATACGATTGCTGATGCTGGATGCTCATGATAGAGTTCTGCTTTGGCATTAAGTTTTATATCCGTATCATCACGGACCTCTACTAAAGCATCCTGAACATTAGAGGATGCAATATCTCCATCAGGATTAAATGGAACTTCCTCCGCTGTTTGATCATCTGTTCCGTTTTCTGCAAGATTCTTTACTTCGTCTATCGCTGACTGAACATCAGTTGCTAATAATCCTGAAGAATTATCATAAGGAACCTCTGATGCTATCTGGTCTGCAGTTGCGTTGTCTTCTATATTACCTAATTTAATTTTCTCTAAATCTGAAAACTCGTTTGTATTAGGGTTCGATTCATATAATGTTTTAATGTCTAATGCTGTTGGATTTACCTCTGCTCCAGGCTCTATTCCATCTAACTTATCGTTATCCGCATTTGTAAATACTTTAGATAAAGTTCCATCCGTTAATGTATCTGTGTCCTGTGTTCCATTATGATTAGATCGATCTAGTAAATAAAGATCAGGACTATTAGCGGTTGCTCCTGGAGATATTCCAAATAACTTAAGTTTCTCTGAATCGGTAAATGCGTTTGTATCTGGATTTGATTCATATGCAGTTTTAATCTCAGCAGGCGTTGGGTTAACCTGAGCGAAAGGTTCTATTCCTGCTAATTTAGATAACTCTGCATTTGATAAGTGATTATACTCATCAGGAAGTCCTCCTTGAATTAAAGTTGTCTTATTATGCTCATAAATGCTTGAAGTGTTTCGAAGCCATCTACCCGGACCTGTAGTTGGTTGAATTATCGATTCGCCATTATCTATAGAAGTGCTCTCCCTGTCGAAACGATAAATTCCCGCATCTTCTACATTAATCAATACTTTATCAGGAAAATCTGAAAGATTCGTAGTGTCTAAAGATTTTAAATCTACTAAAGATTGAACTGGATCTAGGATCCTTCCTGAAAATCCGGAAATAACTGAATCTAATTTTGAATCAGTATCATTTCTTAATTCTATTATAACAGACTGAACATCTGTCGATTCTAAATCACCATTAGGAGTGAATGGAACTTCTAAGGCGATCTGATCTGCTGTTGCATTCTCTTCAATACCTAATAATTTTGTAGTATTCTCTTGTACTTGAGTACTATCCGTGACTCGTTGATCCGTAAAATACAGGTTCGTTGATCCTTCTGGAATATCATCCGTATTAAGGTTGACAATAGGCCCTGTCTTACCATTTACTTCTGAGACGGAGTTAGGGCTTACACCTGTTCCCAATGTTCCAATATATCTAAAGCCTGTTAGCCATACATCTTGAGGATCTATTATCCCTGAAAATGCTGAAGATGTTAGTATCGCTCCTGTTCCGAAATGCATAAACCAGCCGACACGAGAGCCATCTTTGTCTTTCGTTGTAGATATCTCAGTCCCGCCTGAAGTAGGATCCCCATTATATAATCTTACCATGTAACCAATAGATGCCAATCCCTGATAAGGAGGATCTATTCTAGGGACTAACTGAGGCATTATCCAATTGGGTAAAACTGAAGTAAGATCACCAAATGTTGAGGTAGTAAAAAATGCTTTATTATTCGGAGACGGAGTAAGATGAATAGGTGTTGTAGTTAAATCTTCTATAATAGTAGGATTCGATGCTGCATTTACTTGAGCTACCGTAAGATTAGGTGCCGGAGGAATTAAAGGATAATCTGCCCATATTTGAGTAGGTTTTACTATAAGATCACTAGTTGTAAATTCTTCATACCACGCAAGGTTATCGGGAGCTGTATCACGGTTACCGGATCCGAATAATCCAAGGAAGCCCTTGAAGGAAAAATTACGTAGTTCTTCTGATAGAAATGCACTCATATAATTACTCTTTGCTTTCTTCCTCTTTGATAGAAGCCATTAATCTTATTTTCTTTATCCTAGCTTCTAAGGCAATTAACTGTTCTAATGAAAAATAAACAGATAAATCCGTATAATCGGATACCTTTACATCTATCTTAAAACGTCCCTGTTCTGTTTCTTTTATATCTAAAATTTGCATAATAATATCCTTTAAAATGATACCCGAATGTAATCAGGATTGATTGATGGGTCATGAATTTCTAAGTGAATTCGGAAAGAATTATGATATGAATCCAGACCAAGAACTCCAAAGCTTGCTCTTATTATATTTGAGGAAGAGTCGTTAGTTCTAATGGGGTCATTGTCTCCGTTGAATGATCCAAAATCATATTCTGAAGACCCGTGAATAAAACAAGAAGAAGTCCATTTGCCTGGGATTAAAATCCACAACTTAACTCTCTCATTAATTAAATCCTGTAAGTTAAATCCACCTATCTCAAACTGAACTGAGTTTCTTACAGATGATGATAAATCAGTGAAAAACCGATAATATGTTCCTGAAGACGGAACTGAAGAATAATCAGGATTAGAAGTAGTGCCAGGTGAATAAGAAGTCCAATCAGAATTTCTGATCTGAAGCTTACCTTTCTGAATCATAAGACCTGCAGCATCATCATATGAGATAAGATCCTCCGAAGAGTCCCAAGGAATGTCTGTGGAAGTTGTTCTAAAGGACTCGTCAGTGAAATACTCACTAAGTTCGTCAGATTCTGCATTCCAAGTATCGATACATACCGATAATGGAGGAGATTGTTTAGAGCTTCCTGGAGACCAATCAATTACCTGAGCTGTTGCTCTTGCTGAATCCCCTATATATCTAAAATTGTTACGAGAAATTGCCTCTACGGAATTAAAACTTGCATTCGTGTTATTCCAAAGAACAGACCACATGAATAAATCAGAACCTTCCAGACTTCTATCGGAAATGCCAAAGAAAGAGTTTGTTTTGAAATTAGCAAAGAACCTTGGAAATGATAGATGATTCATCTCATCTAATAGGGGAATATGAATCTCGAAGTCATCTCCCTTATCATAGTATCTTATTCCTGAAAGATACTTAGAAGAATATACATCATGCTCATCTATTGAGATTCCTGAAAGAGACTGAAGTACATTATCAGTATCATAAAAGTAGGGAACCGAAGAATAAGAGAAGTCTCCATCAGCTGCATTATAATGAATAACCTGAATAGAGAATCTGCCTCCACCAGGTAATAAATTATTTAGCATTACATCTACCAAAATCCTTGCTTTAAACTTAGAAAAATCCGACTCCCATTCTATGATACGTACTCTAATAAAACCTGAGGTAGAATCATAAATTCCTGATATCGGATCTGTAATAAAGGACGAGATAACAGAAGTTCCATCAGCATCTAGAACTCTTACCTCAACAGTAGTAGTTGAATCATTGACAAAGCTTACTTGTTGTGAATTATTAAAAGATACTGTACTATTACGATAGCATAGACGGAAGTCGCCTCCGGACCAATCACCTATTTTAAAGGGACTGCCTTCAGAAGAAGGGGATGAGATCTTTCTAGAAGTTGATGTCGGAGATACTTCTATGCCTCCATCAGATGTACCATCTTGAGTATTATAATGAGAGACATAATCCTCTACAATACCTACAAGATTATCTACGTATTGCTTAGGAACTACTTGATGAGGAAGTATTGGATCAGGGATATTGTTAATCGTATTTCCCTGAGCATCTAATTCTTGAGAGAACTTTGTTAAAACTACAGGAAGCCACCCAATGTTGTTGCCTTGACCCGAAATCTTAATATATTTTAATCCGTTTAATGTGTCTGTATATTCCCAACCAGGATAACCATTTACTCTTGCCTCGGGTATGCCTTCTCCTTTGATTTTAAAAATCGATTTCTCAGCTCGTTCTTCGCCTATTGAAAACCCGCCTTTAGATGAGAATGGTAAAAGAAAAACTGACATGGAGATAAAATCCTTATAAATAAATAAAGGATTATATATCTCTTAAGAATAGCGTTAAGGCTATTACTTTGGTACTATTTTAGGGGCTTAAAGAAATTATGTGGATTTTGTCCTACTGTGAGTTCTTGAGTACCCTGTTAATTTCTTTATTAGAATACTTTCTTAAGGTCGAGTCCTGTCTCTTTAGACACTTCAACAGCATTATCAATACCTATATAAGCTTTTCCCTCAAAGATACATTTTCCATCACTAATTGATATTATATCTGACTGAAATCTATTGTTTCCTTCTTCGTAATAGACGTGACCCAAGCCTTGCTGCCAATTCACTTTCGAATTCTTCGCGGGAACTGCTCCATCAATACGTGCAAATGTTCCAGGGGAGAATACCATATAACTAATACTCTTATTCTTGGAATGAACTGTTTTACCTACTTTCTCTATTCTGTGAATATGACCAAAGCATTCGCTAGTTCTTGTTTCTTTTAAAACAGCTTTAACAGTATCGCCTGATCCAGCACGAGCAACACACCCATGAGAAATTCTAAGATTGTCATTGATCCAAACTTCCCCTGCAGGATATGGAGCGCTGTACTCTATATTTAACTTGTCTAATGACAAAAGATAAGGAACTGAAAGGACGTCCTCATTGCATTTATGTTCAACAGGACAAAGGTTATATGCCTCCATAACATGATTAAATACTTTACGACGCATTCGTTCTTCGTGATTTCCTTCAAGATAATCTATCTCTGCATTTGGACAAATTGATCTTATCTTTGATAACCACCATCCGAACTCGGTAATAGATGCTTGAGTTGTTTGATAAAATTCAGGTTTCTTGACGAACTTGTCACTCCACTCTGCAAGGTCGAGCATGTCTCCTAAGAATACTATTCTATCAGGATTAACATCCGCAAGAATCTGTAGTAATAAATTGAAACATCTTCTGTCATGGAAACTTTCTAGCTTACCTGTTTTGAATGATCGGACAAAACCTGTCTGAGAATCCGGGACTAATATCGCTCTCTTTATTTTAGAATTAGATTTTGTTGTTTTAAATGTAAATGGTTTTACATTAAATGAAACTGGCTGAATTACAGGAAACTTCTGCTTGTCTGGAGACATCTTGCTACACCATGCTTTCACTTGGTATAATGGATGGAATGTCATACTGCCTGAATCTTTGACGAATCCTTCCCAAACTCCACCGAGAGCCTTTAGCTCTTTCTTTATATCTTTACGAGCTACTTCCCATTTGTTACAAATGAATCGATCTACTTTCCATATCTTAGTGTCAATACCACACTGCTTAATTAAATCTTTTACTGTAACTACTCTATTAGAGATGAAAGTAGATTCTTTAGAATTAAGGTCTACCTTCTCTTCTACTTTATTCACGGCAAGTTCTTCTAAATGCATCAAATCAGAAATCATTGCTTTGATTTGTTTCTTTGACTTTGATGACTCTAATATTTCATATAGATCAGGATTAAGTTTCTTAAAGGCTTTTAAATAAACTCTTAAAGTATTTACTTTAATATCTAGAGCTGAGGATGCTAAATCAAAATCTTTATTGTTTGTGTAATAACTAAGAACCGCTTTGAGAATGAATGGAGACATATACTATCCTATTAGCAACCGAATAACTACTAAAGAATAATAAAGTTAGGTCAACGTTAACTTACGAGTTCTACCTTTTCTACGATACGATATATCGTATCCACTGAATCTACCAAACCTCTTCGTGTAGCCGTAAGAACTTCCGTTTTCTAAAGACAAACTCTATTGAGTAGTCCAAAACGGACTCATCTAAAGATTTTGTTATAATATCATTGAATAGATTTATTACGCAATTACATGAGTATTGCCACTCAGATGACTTGAATTTATCTTTTAGATAAGTGTTGTCATATAAAAAATGATTTTGTTAACTTTACCAATTCAAGATTAAGTGCTTTGGGTTGAGGTGATAACTCACAGTATAATTTGTCATACTTCTTGTATAAGTCAATAAGATGCCCTTTATAAATCGTAAATTTCATATAAGTTACTCTGTAATTATTTTAGGTTTAGGAGGCTCTTCCTCTTCTGTAAGTTCTGATGGAAGGTGAATATCAACACTTTTGTTCTTGATTACATTATCATAAAAGCTATGAAGTTTAGGATAAAATGCATATAACACTTTCTGATATTCTGAGGATAACTCTGAGAATTTACCCTCTACAACTCTATCATAATCTTCTTTCCACTTCTCAGGAACATTAAAAATGTATGTAGTGTATAGCGGCTCTACTTTGTCGTCAAAGTGTTCTACATATAAAGCAGATGCTTTTAAATCAGCCAACTCTTTGATAAAATTATAAGCCTGATCTCCTCCGACTTGAAGGAATATAGAGATTGTCTTGCCGAAATCTTTCTTTTTAGGTTTTAACATAGGAAGTTTAGACTTCTTGTCTATGTAGAATTGGCATGGTTTGATCCAACAATCACAAAAGTTTGGGTATTCTTCTGTCCTCTTTCCTAACATCGGTAATATAAAAAACGCCGCAGGGTTTATTCCAAAAACCTGTGTGTATAATCCTTCAGTACTCATTTAGTTCTCCCCGTAAACGTATGTATCATAATCTTCTTTTGACATTTCTGTAATACTTAGGATAGTTACATCCTTACATATTGATCCGGTATTAGGGATTTCTTTAAGAATATCCTCAATACTCTTTACAGCTGCTTGTCTATTTATATATATTAATTAGTATTAATGAAGTAACATGAACCTGTTACATGACCTCTGACATAACTAACTAAAAAATATCTCTTAATATTACGAGGAAGATGTATCTTATCTTTTTGACGTTTTATCTTCTCTCTTCTTTTTGCATTTAGTGCATTCATTGTATACCCATCCCCCTGTTTCAGGTGTATTCTTCTTGCGATCATTTTCTTCTTTACTGCTCTTTCCACACGCTTCACATGTTTCTACTGAAGCTACTTCTGCTTCGTCTATAAAACTGTAGATAGCGTCTGAAGCAATCCCGCAATAAAATCGAAGGGTCCCGTACTTCTCTTTTACCTGAGAAACATAAAATCCATCTATGATAAAGAATAGATCTTTTCTTAAAAAATATTTATTAAATAAAAATATGGTAGATGCAATGATAAACTTAGACGATCTAAATAATTCATTATTATTCTTTCCTTCGAGGATAAGGTAAGGTTTCTGTAATTCTCTGGTTTTCTTAACTTCTAAAGCTATTTTCTTAGAGAGATCCCAAAGGATTTTATACCATCCAGGGCCAGTGTCTATTCCCCAACACATACATGTTTGAGAGGGTGATAACGACTTTTGTCGATAGATAAAAGAAAACCTAGAAAACAATAAAGTCTCAAATGATGATCTATGAAGCTTGCATAAATCTCTGTGAAAAATTAATGCAATCAAATCAATGATTAATAAGGAAGATTCTATAACAAGACCTCTAAATCTTCTCAGACCTAAAGTGAATATATCTGCTTTGCGGTATCTACTCAAAGTAAAGTCCTAATGTTTATATCCTATACCTATTTGAGAAAAATGGATTAGTGATCCTATTAAGGCATAATAGTTGATCGGAATATGGAGCCAATCACCTTCATCACTTATAAAGACAATTTCTTCTTCTAAAATGTCTATAAGAGATACTGACTTAGAAATATGTTCGAAGCTTAGATACGCTGGATCTGAAATATACTCAGTGTACCCATTATTTAATAAGAAATCTTTACATTTCTGGCGAGCTGCTGCAAGATTAGACATCTGAATCTACTCCACGCCCTGTAAAATGAATCTTCCTCTTATCAATAGGAATTTTGTTATCTGTTGCATATTTCATTGCATATCTCATTCCTGGAGAAATACCTAAATCAATGTAAAAAACATGTAAATCCGCGACCTCTTTCCATGCAAGTCCTGCGTCTATTCCTTGCTGTCTTTCGTGAGGAACGTCATCATTAAGAATTCCTTCCTGCGTGTATAATAGGTGGCTTGCTATTGGAGCTTCGCCCCGACGTAAAGAGTCTCTTACACATTCTCTTGCATATTTAACATTCTTATCAATATCACCCTCGTAAGGGGACTCTAATATTACTTTTATCATATATCGCTCCTCTGAATGAGATCCTTTCACTATATTAAATTTTAAATACAATAGATATGTGTTAATTTCATTGTTTTAATTCTCCCATGTCGACTAAAAAAACTATTCCTTTTTTAGTCAAATAATTCCATCCTTCATATTTCTTTATGTATCCTTTTTTTAATAATTTATCTCTATGACTTTTACATATAAGATTTCCATCCCATACAGGAGTAATTAATTGTTTTAATTGTTCAAACATTTTCATAACCTTTTATTTTATTTTCAAACTCTTTAAATTTTTCATCTATACAATCCGCACATAACCACCCATACATAGTGTCGACCATAATGCAAAGAATATCACATCCACATACTTGACATTTTGTTTCTTCATCTTTCATATATTGAGATTCTGGGGGTTTTTCATAATATTGCCATACACCTTTTAAATTGTCAAATTTATTTCCACATAAACGACATATCCAATTATAACTAAATACAGGGATATTGTCATGCATAAAACTACCACATATCGGACAGGGGTTGTCTGGATTATTTCCCATACTTTTTCTCCTTTCTTAATGAATAGAACTGCCACCGACTGGAGTTGAACCAATATCTTATCCACAGGAATAACGCATGCTTTGCCATTAAGCTACGGTGACTACTTATACTTAATTATACTATACTTTTACACTTTTGTCAAGCGAAAAGACTATCTTTTTTAATCTTGTATTTTAATCCAACATTCACATGGTTCGTCTTCAAATGTTTGCTCGAAATTATTAGCACTATATTCAAATATGTGTTGATATTGATCTGTAGAATAAACATCTCTAGTTTTCCATAAATCATTACGATCTCTATACGGTTTAATCGTGAAAATATAAGTACCCTCATCGTCCGTGGCTAGCCACATTTTTTGGTATCCTGGTATGTGATATATCTGTAAATCATATAGTAAATCCAAATCAGTGCCCCCACTCAACCCAGCTCCATTTAGTTTTTTTCCAGTATGGTCTCTCTCTATTATACCGTATTCCCTATCCTCGCTATTAAAGAAGAGCTTTCCACTAATAACACTGCCACATGGTAGATCTTCTCGCTTAATTATTTTACCGTCTAGTATTATTTTATTCATTTTTACCTCCATAGACTCATTCATGGCATCATTAATTCTATTTGAGCAAAGTCAAACCTCCATTTTCGTTTTTCATGAAAGCGGTGTTCGGAAACCCATTTTAATCCGGTCATCCCTTGTAGTGCTTTGCAAACTAAGTCTTCATTCATTGTGTTCTCCTGAACCTGGGCAGAGCATTGCGAACCCTGCCCAGGAATGAAATTAGGAATAAAAATAATTAATAAATAATATACTTTTTCGTATATAACGTTTCAATAGTGTCGCTAAGTGTAGGTATTAGTTTCTTACAAACCCAGTTCGGGACTGTAAGCAATCCAGTATGCATCTTATACCATATCTTATCTTTTATAAGTGTTTCAATATATTGTTTATTACTCTTATTCCCTACAAGCTCACCTTTAGTAGCACGGTAAGCCCTATGATATTTATTAATTTTTTCTCTATTAAGAAGCCTATACCTTCTATGGTTTTCCTCAATCCTAACTTTGTTTTTCCTGTAGTAATCGCTTTTATAACAACTCTTAGAACAAAAGCTAACAAAAGCAGTATTTTCATATACAACGCCACAATAGGAACATTCGTTTTTCACGTTAGTAACTACAGCTATTAGTTACTTTCCAACTGTCATACATAGAATCTAATATTGAAAACATTTCAGTTCTTGTATCTCTGCTATAGCCTTGACCATTGCAATGATCAATTAACAATCGCAATCCAAAATCAACTAATTGAGAGTTGTCTAATTTGTAACCATCTTTTAAGTAATTTAAAACTTTATTTATCATATTTTTATCTTGATTATTCATAACATTCTCCAAAATTAAGTATATATAATTATAATATGCTTTTCTAGTTTTGTCAAGTGAAAAGTAGAGATAAAATAAAAATAGTGTATTTTGAAGTTTTGGCACGATTCTTGCTACGGGCTAGTAGCTTCCAATAAATTCAAGGTCAATAAACATCTCATCGTCTATATCGAACTTTTTATTTTTTCCTTTCTAATTTTTTTCTTTATTATTTCTATTTTCTAAGCAATCTATTATTTTCTTTAAAGATTTATCCATTGATACTACATTTTCATATATTGCAGATATCAATAAG